ATGATCCTGCACAGCGGCGGCAAGGCGATCAGCGCCACCATCGAGGCCCTGAAGTCGCAGCCCCTGCTGCTCGCCATCATCCTCGTCAACGTGCTCTCGCTACTGGCCGGGTCCTACGTGCTGCATCAGGTCAGCGGCGCCACCGAGCGCAAGGATCAGCTGCTGCAGGAGCTGGTCAGCAAATGCGTGAGGCCCAATGCTTAAGCGCCTTCCCATCATCCGTCATGTGCGCTGGCTGATCTGGAGCTGGCGCGTGGATCGGCACTACGCCATGTGGCAGCAGCTCGGCTCGCTGCCGGTCCATCGCCACCTCGATGATGCCGTGCTGGACGCGATCTGGCGTGGCGAAAGATAGCCGCAAACTCATTGATATTGCTTGTGAATATAGGTGGAACTTCCTTCTATCTGCATTGAACGGGGCGCAAAGGGCAGCAGTTCGGGCCGATCCGGCCCGGTCAGCACCTTCTGATAGTCCGAAATTGACCATGCAATCGCATGGTGACGCCCGCAAAAGCCAGCTAACCATCTGAAGAGATGGGGGAATAATATGCCACGGGCCGGGGGGGCGGGATCGCGAACTGTTGGCGGAACGGGCTGCAGCGCTGGCGGCGCTCCAAAATTAGCGCCTGCACATTGAAAAAATCGTCAGGGACGAAAGTTCTCTTCCTGCCAATTTGACAAACGGATCAACAGGTTAAGCTGGAAATACCGCTCCGAACCTGACGCAGTTAGCCGATGCCCGCCCCGGCTAACTTGCATCTCAGAACGGCCCTTTCGTCGGTAACCCGATGGGGCAAAGAACTTCCTTCTCCACGCCAGAAACGCAGCAATTTCAGGGGCTTATGTAAGGAGCCGGAATGCAGCTGCTCAACGAAAAGGCCCAAAAACCCGAGGAAAACAGCCCATTCGGGAAGTCCGAAATAGCCAGGCTATGGCCTGCCGATCAGGTCGAGCGCCGCCCGATCAGCGAGCTGATCCCGAGCGCCCGCAACGCGCGCCTGCATTCCGACGAGCAGATCGAGCAGCTGGTGGCCTCGATCAGCGAGTGGGGCTGGACCATGCCGGTGCTGGTCGATGAAGCCGGGTCGATCATAGCTGGCCACGGGCGAGTGCTGGCTGCGGCGCAGTTAGGCATCGATCAGGTGCCGACAATGGTCGCTCGCGGCTGGTCGGAGGCGCAAAAGCGCGCCTATCTGATCGCCGACAACAAGCTGACCGAGAACGGCAGCTGGGATCAGGCGCTGCTGCGCATCGAATTGAACGAGCTGGCGACCATGGGCCTCGATGGCCTGACCGGCTTCAGCGAGATCGAGCTGCGCGAGATGGGAATCGGCGTCGAGGGCCTCGGCGGCATGCCGGTGCTGGCCGATGGCGAGCGCTCGCCCTTTCAGCAGATGACCTTCATCCTGCACGCATCGCAGGCCGAGATCGTCAGCGCGGCCATCGAGCGTGCAGCGCAGGCGTTGGGGCCGCCGACCGAGGCTTCGGAGAACCAGAACCAGAACGGCAATGCGCTGGCGGAAATTTGCCGCAGCTACCTGGGCGCGCGATGACGAGTGCGAAAGAGATCGAGGTCCGCCCCATCGCCAAGCGCGATGCGGACGCGCTGATCAGGCGCGTGCATTACAGCGGCAAGGTGGTGCGCAACTCGAAGCTATCGCTCGGCGTCTTCCTGCACGGCATGCTGGAGGGCGCGATGCAATTCGGCCCTTCGCTGCAGAAGTCGAACATCGTGCATCTGATCCGCGATACCGGCTGGAACGGATTCCTCGAATTGAACCGGCTGGCCTTCACCGATGCGCTGCCGCGCAATTCGGAAAGCCGCGCGCTCGGCATCGCGCTGCGCATGATCAGGAAGCACTACCAGCATATCGAATGGATCGTCAGCTTCGCCGACGCCTGCCAATGCGGCGACGGCACGATCTATCGCGCGGCTGGCTTCGTGCTCACCGCGATCAAGGTGAACAAGGACCTGCACATCGCCGAGGACGGCAGCGTCGTTCACAAGATGTCGCAGATCACCGGGGCCAACCGGCTGCAGCATTTCGCCAAGACAGGCGGCAGATGGCGCGGCACCGGCCAGACGCTCGAAGGCTACACGCTGCGCTATATCTATTTCCTGAATCCGGCAGCGCGGGCGCGGCTGGTCGGCGAGGCGCTGCCCTTCAGCGCCATCGAGGCGCGCGGCGCGACGATGTATCGCGGCGTGCGTGGGAAGCAGGCGATGGCTGGCACCAACCAGCACAGCGACGGAGCAGCACCGATCCCCACGCTCCAGCGAAACGAGAGGACAGAAGATGAAACCCGGAAAGCGTCCGTTGCCGACGCATCTGAAATTGCTGCGCGGCAATCCAGGCCAGCGGCAGCTGCACGATGAGCCGCAGCCCGAGCAGCTGCCTGACGTGCCCGATCCGCCGCCCTTCATCACCGGCTATGCCGCCGACGAATGGTGGATCACCGCCAAGGAGCTGCACAGGCTCGGCCTGCTGACGAAAGTCGATGTGCCCGCGCTCGCGGCCTATTGCCACGCCTTCGGGCAGTGGCGGATGGCTGCCGAGTCGCTGGCGAAGATGCAGGCCAACGATCCGATCATGAACGGCATGATCATCAAGACCAAGTACGGCGATGCGGCGATGAACCCGCTGGTCACCATCGTGCGCAAGCACGCGGGCGATGTGGTGCGCTACGCCGCCGAGTTCGGCCTTACGCCTGCGGCGCGCAGCCGCATCAGCGCCGGCATCCACGGCGACAATTCGCAGGGCAAGTTTGCCGGACTCCTCGCAGGTTAAGCGCGATCCCGCTGGCAGGCGTCGCGCCACAGCCGTCATCAAATTTATCGAACGGCTGACCGTGCCGAGCGGCACGGGGCAAGGAAAGCCGTTCAAGCTGGAGCCTTTCCAGAAGCTGTTCATCCGCTCGATCTATGAGCCGCACATCGGCCTGCGCCGCGTGGTGCGCCGCGCTATCCTCTCGATGGCGCGCAAGAACGGCAAGACCGCGCTGATCGCGGCCATCGTGCTCGCGCATCTGGTCGGCCCCGAGGCCATCGTCCACGGCGAAATCTATTCCGCCGCCAATGATCGCGATCAGGCCGCCATCGTCTACAAGTTCGCGCGCCAGATGGTCGAGCTGGAGCCCGAGCTGTCGAGCGAGATCGATCTGGTGCCCTCGACCAAGACCATGATCGCGCGGCGCACCGGCTCGGTCTATCGCGCGGTGAGCGCCGAGGCTGGCACCAAGCACGGCTATCTGCCGAGCGTCGTGATCTATGACGAGCTGGCCCAGGCGAAGAACCGCGATCTTTATGACGTGCTCGATACCTCGTTCGGCGCGCGGGACGAGCCGCTCTTCATCGTGATCTCGACGCAGAGCAACGATCCCGAGCACATCATGTCGAAGCTGATCGATGACGGCCTTTCCGGCGTCGATCCCGCCATCGTCTGCCATCTCTATGCCTCCGACGATGACTGCGAGCTGGCCGACGAGACACAATGGTACAAGTCGAATCCGGCGCTCGGCAAATTCAGGGACTATGAGGACCTCGCCACCGCGATCCGCAAGGCGATCAGGATGCCGGCCGAGGAGCCGAAGGTCCGCAACCTGTTTCTGAACCAGCGTGTCTCGCCCATCGCCTCGCTGATCTCGCGCGCCGAGTGGATGGCCTGCGCGGGCGATGCGCCGCTGCAGCAGGGCGAGGAAGTCTATCTGGCGCTCGACCTTTCCAGCGTGGCCGATCTCACCGCGCTGGTGGTCGGCACCGTCGCCGATCCCTGCCGCATCGAGCCGCATTTCTGGAAGCCGCGCGATCATCTCACCGAGCATGCCAGCCGCGACTTCGGCTCGGGCTCGCATCGCTACAGCGAGTGGGCCGAAGCTGGCCATCTGCACCTGAGTCCCGGCAAGACCATCAACCCGGAAACGGTCGCGCTCTTCATCGCCGAGATGACGCAGCGCTATCGCGTCAAGGGCATGGCGTATGACCGCTGGCGCATCAACGATATCCTGCGCGAGTTCGACCGCATCGGCCTGCAGGCTTACGAGGACAAGGAAGGCGACAAGGGCGGCGACGGGCTGCGGCTGGTGCCTTGGGGCCAAGGCTACAAGGACATGGGGCCAGCCATCGACGCGCTGGAGCTGGCGATCATCGACCGCCAGCTGATCCATCCCAACAACCCGGTGATGAACTGGAACATGGCGAACGCCGTAGCGACCATGGACCCGGCAGGCAATCGCAAGCTGGACAAGGACAAGGCGCGCTTCCGCATCGACGGCGCGGTGGCGGTCGCCATGCTGCTCGGGCTGCGGGCGCGGGATCGCGCCGTCAAGCCCATCGACATCGAGGCGCTGATCGGATGAGTTTCAACGGCCACGACATTCCTTGGTGGATCGTTTTCGCCGTTGCGGTCGGCCTGATCACCATCCTGATCGTCGCCTATCATGCGTGAGGCATGGCAGCACTTCTATGGCACGGCGTTCTGGCAGCGCCGCCGCATGCTGCAGCTGCGCATGCATCCGCTCTGCAAATTCTGCGCCGCTGACGGGATCGTCACGCCTGCTACGCATGTCGATCACGTCAAGCCGCACAAGGGCAATTGGAATCTGTTCGTCCTGGGCGAGCTGCAGAGCCTGTGCGCCAGCTGCCACAACTCGCGCAAGCAGCACGAGGAAAGGATCGGCTTCGACATCGCGGTCGATGCCGACGGCTGGCCGACTGATCCGCACCACCCCGCCAACCGGCATCGCTGAAAAGGAGACACGCATCATGGCACTCACCATCGTGGACGGACCAACGATCAAGCTGGGCGAGTCGCTTTCGGATGGCATCGATTGCTCGGCGGGCACCATCGTCCGCATCACCGTGCCGCAGGAATATACGCCTGCGAATCTGACGTTTCAGGTCTCCAGCAATGGCGATCTGTACAACGATCTTTTCAACAGCGACGGCAGCGAAGTCACCTGCGTGGCGAAGCCGAACACCGGGATCATCATCGGCGAGCACTGGGCGCGCTCCATCGCCTTCATCAAACTCCGGTCAGGCACGCGCGATCATCCGGTGAAGCAGAGCAAGGACGATTGCAAATTCGCCATTGCCGTCGAGACCGGCGATGCGCCAGCAGCGGCTTCATCGAGCAAACGCAAAGAGTGATGGCTTGCCGATTCTGCGATGGCGTTGCGCGCATGGTGAAGCGCCAGCTGTCTCGCTGGCGTGCGCTTCCACCGTCGAGATCGCGCCGCACGACGACAGCGTCGATAGCAACCTCGTCATCATCGAGGGCCTCGGGACCATCGAGTGGTTCGGTGAAGGGCCGCCCGTCATCAAGCGAGTTCTATTCCAAGCCGGGATCACGCTGAAGCACAATCCGCCGCAGCTCTCGCTGCTGAGCTGCCGGGACCGCTACATCACCACGCCAGCCATCGGGCTGTACGCCAGCGGCGGCGACGGCTGCTGGAGCGAAGTGCATTTCACCGAGACCGGCGTGCGCGAGCTGTCGCGCCGCATCGACATGATCCTGGAGCGGCTCGAAGAGATCGAGCGCCGCCTCGAACCCTGATCACCAAACCATCAACGCCGACGATCACCTGCAGCCTGCGGGAGGAGCAGCCATGAATGCGGACGTAAAACTGCCGGTGCGGCTCGATACCGATGCCCTTGATGCAAGCGACCGGCGTGCCACGCTGCGCGCCGTCACCGCGCTGGCGGTCGCCGCCGTGCGCGCCGCCGATCCGTTCGTGATGCTGAAAGCCGCGTGGCCGGATGATCGGCAGGCCGCCAACATGCTGCGGGCGGTATCCACCCCGGCCACCACCTCGACCTATCCGGTCGCGAACGTCATCGGTCTGTTCCGCTCGATTGCGCCGAAGTCGGCGGCGCTGGAGCTGTTCGGCTATGGCCGCAGCATCGATCTGTCCGGGCTGAACACCGTCAGCATTCCGCATATCGGGGCGCTGCCTGTCGCGCCGTTCGTCGCCGAAGGTGCGCCTGGGCCAGTGCTGCAATCGCCGACCAGCGCGCTCGTGATCGGACCCACGCGCAAGATTCTGGTGATGGCGGGCGTTACCCGCGAGCTGGATCAGGCGACACCGCAAGGGGCCGTCAACATCGTCGCCACCATCCTCGGCGATGCCGCCGCCAAGTCGCTCGATGCCGCCGCGTTCGGCTCTGCCGCCGCCAGCGCGGTCGCGCCAGCTGGCCTGCTGCATGCGGTCACGCCGCTGGCCGCATCGACCGCGACCACAGCGCTTAGCGCGATGTTCGAGGATGTCGGCAATCTCGCCGAAGCCATCGGCGACAATGACATCGATGTCAACGAGCTGGTGTTCATCGGCGGCCCCAAGCAGGCGGTCGCGATGAAACTCTACGTCGGCAACAGGTTCGACTATCCGATCCTGAGCAGCGTGGCGCTAAAGGGCAGCCTCGCTGCCTTCGCCGCTCCAGCCATCGCATCGGCCTATGCCGACCTGCCGCAGGTCGAGACCAGCCTTGAGTCGATGCTGCAGTTCAACGATGCGCCCGCCACCGATCCGATGACCGCTGGCCCGACGCTGTCAGCGTTCCAGCAGGAACTCATCAACATCAAGGTGCGCGGTCGCGCCGCGTGGGGCGTGCATCCGGGCGGCGCGCAAGTCGTCAACGCCGTCAGCTGGTGAAAAGGAGGAGCCCGTCATGCTGAAAAAATTATTGAAGCAGGACACCAGCGATCTCGACGTTCCCGATCCCGATGACGACGAGAGCGAAAACGACTTCATGGATCGCTGCGTCGATCAGCTGATGAGCGACAACGATGATCTCGAAGAGGACGACGCGCTCGATGCCTGCCAGATGGCCTGGGATGATCGCAGCGCCGAGGCCGCACGCTGCAGGGAGACCAGCGGCACCACGTTCAAGACCCACGCCGCCGAAGTCCACGGCATGGAGTTCGTGCTGTCAGACGAGAGCGTGGATCGCATGGGCGACATCATCTCGGCTTCCGGCTGGGACCTCGCCAACTTCAACAAGAATCCGATAGCGCTGTTCGGGCATCAAACCAGCTTCCCGATTGGCAAGTGGGCCGATCTGCGCGTCGATGGCGCTGCCCTCAAGGGCAAGCTGATCATGGCCCCGGAAGGCACATCAGCGCGGATCGATGAAATCCGCCGGCTGATCGACGCAGACATCTTGCGCGCCGTCTCGGTCGGCTTCCGCGTGCTGGAGCGAAAAGCGCGAAAGAACGATCAGGGCGATTACGTCGGCGAGCATTTCCTGCGTCAGGAACTGCTTGAGACATCGCTGGTCAGCGTTCCCGCCAACGCGAACGCGCTGGCCGTCGCCAAGTCACTACGCATTTCCGCCGACACCCTCGATCTGGTCTTTGCCGAGCCCGGCGATGAACAGACCAGATCGCGCACGTCGCGGCTTCACCGGCGAGCCCGCCAGACATCCTCAAATGGAAAGCCAACCATCATGTCGCTATCACAGCGCATTGTTGACCAGCAGGCGCACGTCGTGGCGCTGCGGGACAAGCTGGCCGAGCATCTGAAAAACGTCGATGACACCAACGTCAGCGATGCCCAGCTTGCCATCACCACCGAACTGAACGAACAGATTAAGCGCGGCGATGCTTCGCTTGCCGCGCTGCAGGACGCCGAGAAGCAACTGGCGATGCGGGCCGGCGGCGAAGGCGAAGGCGGCGAGCGCGGCGAGCGGCAGGTCAGCACGCAAGTGCTGGTCCAGCGCCGCGAGGGCGACGGCGAAACGAACATACGGCATCTGTTCGGCCTGCCGATGCCCAAGAAAGTGCAGCCGCACGAGCACGTCATTCGCGGCGCGATCTGCCTCGCGTTCGCGCACCGCTATCGCAAGACGGTGCAGGAAGCGCGCTCGATGATCTATCCGAAGGACGAGGCGACCAAGGCTTATATCGACTATGTCGAGAAGACCGCGAGCGCCCCGGCCATGACCACCGTCACCGGCTGGGCGCAGGAGCTGGCGCAGACCATCTATGCCGACTTCATGGCGCTGCTGATGCCGAAGTCGGTTTATCCGAGGCTGGCATCGTACGGCCTCGGCCTCTCGTTTGGCCGCGCCGGTCGCATCGTCATCCCGACCCGCAATCGCACGCCGACCATCGCTGGCTCGTTCGTCGGCGAAGGCCAGCCGATCCCGGTTCGGCAGGGTCAGTTCACGTCGCAGACCCTGACGCCGAAGAAGATGGCGGTGATCACGGTCTGGACCCGCGAGATCGATGAGCATTCGATCCCCGCGCTCGAAGGCCTGCTGCGCCAGGCGGTGCAAGAGGACACGGCGGTCTCGCTGGACTCCGTGCTGCTCGATACCAACCCGGCGACCGTGGTACGGCCCGCTGGCTTGTTCAACGGCATCACGCCGATCACCCCGACTGCAGGCGGCGGCTTCAATGCGCTGGTCGGCGATATGAAGGCGATCACCGCCAACGTACTGGCGCTGACGCAGGGCCACATTCGGACTCCGGTCTGGCTGATGAACCCAACGCAGGTGAACAGCATCAAGCTGACGCCGAATGCGCTTGGCGAGTTTCCGTTCCGTGCGGAAATTTCCGCCGGTAATTTGCTCGACTATCCGCTGATCGACAGTGGCACGGTGCCCCTTGGTACTGTCGGCATGGTCGATGCTGCCGACTTCGTGTCAGCAGGGGCCGAGGCTCCGAGGTTTGAAATCTCGGATCAGGCCACGCTGCACATGGAAGATACCACGCCGCTGCCCATCGTTGACGGCGGCGTGCCTGCGGCCCCGGTGCGGTCGCTGTGGCAGACCGACTCGCTCGGCCTGCGGCTGATCCTGCCGATGAACTGGATGATGCGGCGTCCGATCACGGCGCTGATCAACGGAGTGACGTGGTGATGGCTGACGCCAGAGACAGCGCCAGCCCGCAAGCGGTGGTCTATCAGCCGACGCCGACGCAGCATGAGAACGATCTGACGGCAACGACCGGGTTGCCGCCCGTCAAGCAATACGACGGTAGTCCGATTGATCCTCAATCGCCGAATCCAGCGGTGCCGCATCCGCCTGGGTCGCCGATCATCACATCGCTTGTGCCGACGACGGGCGCGCTGCCGAGCGCGCCCATCGCCCTGACAGTTGACGGCAGCGGATTCACCGCTGCCGCCAAGGTGATCTTCAACCAGAACGCCGTGGCGACAACCTTCGTGTCGTCCAGCCAGCTGACCTGCTCGGTCACGGCGGCGGCAGCTGGCAGCTATCCGGTCGAAGTCCACGACTCGGGCGGCTACAGCAACGTGCTGCAGTTCACCTTCACCGCAACAGCCGAAGACCAACCGCAAGCCAGTCGAGGCAGCACCAGAGGAGTGAAACGCGATGACCGACAAGACCCCAGCACCGAACACGGCTGAAGCCCAGCTTGCGAAAAGCAACGAGCAAAAGGCGCATGTGCTCGCGCAGCAGATCGAGCGCGAGAAATGGATGCCGACGCCGACGCAGCATGAGAACGACGCGCAGGCGATGGGCATGCCAGTCGAGAAAAAGCCGGACGGCAGTCCGGTCGAGGAGACGCCAGAGCAGCAGCGAACGAAACAGCTGGAAGCCAAAAAGCCGGAAGGCGACACGCGGCACATGGAAGCTGGCCGGGGCGCTGGTTATCAGACGCGCTCTGCCGGATAGCATTGCACGCGAATGACCCCGCGCGGCTTGCTGGCTGCTGCCGTTCGCCCCTTGGCCGCGCTGGTCCGCGCGGTCGAGGGTGCGTATCGGCACGGTCCCTACTACCTGCCGGTCTCGGGCGGCTGGTTGTCGGCTGATGTCGGCAAGTATCTCAATTTCTGGCAGATGGGTTATCGGCCCGAAGGGTCCGACGCCAGCTCGGCGATTGTCGAGGCCTGCGTCTCGGCCTATGCGCAGACGGTGGCGATGTGCCCAGGCGATCAATGGCGCAAAAACGTCAGGGGCGGTCGCACGCGGGTGACGAACACGGCGCTGTCGCGGCTGCTGCACACGCCGAACAGCTATCAGTCGAGTTCTGACTTCATGCTGATGCTGGTGCGCTGGCTGTATCTCGAAGGCAACGCCTATGCGCTGGCGATCCGCAACAACCGTTTTGAAGTCGCCGAGCTGCACCTGTTCAATTCGCGGATGTCGCGCCCGCAGGTGATCTATGACGGCAACACCGAGGACGCCAAGGCCAATATTTTCTATCGGCTCGCGGGCAACCAAGCGCTGAACCCGGTGATGGGCCAGCAGATCATCGCGCCGCAGCGCGACGTGCTGCACATTCGCATGAACCCGAATCCGGCGCGGCATCCCTATCCGCTGTTCGGCGAGCCGCCATTGCTGGCGGCCATCAATGATCTCGCGGTCTATCAGACGATCATGCAGCAGCAGCTGCAGTTCTATGGCAATCAGGCGCGGCCCTCGGCGGTGTTGTCAACCGATCTGGTGCTCGACAAGGATCAGGTGCAGGCACTGCGGGATCGCTGGGACGAGCAGAGCGCAAACCTCGGCATCGGCAAGACGCCGATCCTCACGGCGGGCCTCAAGGTGAACCCGTGGGGCGTTCCTGCAAAGGATGCCCAGCTCGCCGAAATGCTGAAGATGTCGTCCGAGCACATCGCGCTCGCGTATCGGATTCCGATGCAGGTGCTCGGCCTGGGCGAAGGCTCTTTCCGCTCCACCGAGCTGCTGATGCAGAGCTGGATCGCGACCGGCCTCGGCTTTTGCCTGAACCACATCGAGGAATCCTACGGCTGCTTTTTCGGACTGAAAGGCCAGCCCGACGAATATGTCGAGTTCGACACTGCGGCGCTGCTGCGCTCGGCGCAGAAGGACCGCATCGACGCACTGGCGCGCGGCGTTCAGGGCGGCATCTATGCGCCTAATGAGGCTCGGCAAAGCGAGGGCCTCGACCGGGTTCGTTACGGTGACGAGCCGCGCGTGCAGCAGCAAGTGGTGCCATTGAGCGCGGCGGCCAAGATTCCCGCAGCGCCCGCGCCTGCCGCGCCGCCATCGGCACCGCCAGCTGCTGAACCGAAACCACCGCCTGCAGCAAAGGGCGACCGCGATGCAATCCAACGGGAACGACGAAACCTGCTTGCAACCGCCAACAGGATCGGACGAGGCCGACGCGCTTCTTGAGGCGTGGCGCGAGGTTCTCGGCGGCGCGCTCGATGACGAGCGGGAGGACTGGCGGCGGCAGCGCGAGCTGATCGAGGCGCAGTGCACCGCCATCGTATCAACGCTGAAGGCGCAGGTGCTGGAGCTGGAGAAGTATGCCAAGCAACGGATCGATGACTGCCTTGCAGCTCTCAAGAGTGGCGCGGATGGCCGGGATGGCGATCAGGGACCTGCAGGCGAGCGCGGCGAGCAAGGCCCTGCCGGGGCCGCTGGCGAGCGCGGCGAGCGCGGTGAAGCAGGCCCGCAGGGCGAAGCAGGCCCTGCAGGCGAGCGCGGCGAGCAAGGGCCTGCCGGGGCCGCTGGTGAACCGGGGCAGCGCGGCGAGCAAGGGCCGCAGGGTGAACCGGGACCGCGAGGCCAGCGCGGCGAAGCAGGTCCGCAGGGCGAGCGCGGCGAGCAAGGGCCTGCCGGGGCCGCTGGTGAACCGGGGCAGCGCGGCGAGCAAGGGCCGCAGGGTGAACCGGGACCGCGAGGCGAGCGCGGCGAAGCAGGCCCTGCAGGCGAGCGCGGCGAGCAAGGGCCTGCCGGGGCCGCTGGTGAACCGGGGCAGCGCGGCGAGCAAGGGCCGCAGGGCGAAGCAGGCCCTGCAGGCGAGCGCGGCGAGCAAGGCCCTGCCGGGGCCACAGGTGAGCCGGGGCTGCAGGGCATCCAAGGCCAGCAGGGCGAGCCGGGGCCAGCTGGAGAGCGCGGTGAGCGCGGCGAACAAAGCTTGCAAGGCGAGCGGGGCGAAGCAGGAGAACGAGGCGAACATGGCGAAAAAGGCGAAGCAGGCCCGCAAGGCGAAAAAGGTATCGCGGGCGAGCAAGGCGCTCGCGGCGATCAAGGTGTCCCCGGTGAAAAAGGCGCGCAGGGCGAGCGCGGTCAGGAAGGGAAGGACGGCAGGGACGGCGCGCTCCCGGTAGTCAAGCTATGGCGACCGAACCTTGTGCATTACGCGCGAGAGGTCGTCGCCTTCGACGGCGCGACGTTTCAGGCGCTCAAGGATACCGGCCAGCCGCCGACCAGCGAGGACTGGATTTGTCTCGCGACGGCTGGCCGCGACGGTCGCGATGGAGTCGATGGTCATTCGCCGCACGTGCGCGGCACCCATCGCGAGGGCGACGAATACAAGGCGCTCGATATCGTGGCGCTGAACGGCGGCTCGTTCATCGCGCGCCGCGATGATCCCGGCGAGTGCCCAGGCGATGGCTGGCAATCGCTGACGCTTCCCGGCAAGCGCGGCGCGAACGGACCAAGGGGCGAAGCAGGCCCGCAAGGCGAGCGTGGCCCCAAGGGCGAAGCGGGCCGATCAGCGCCCGAGATCACCGGCTGGGATATCGACCGCGACAATTACGCGATCAGCGCGGTGTTCAGCGACCAGACCCGCAGCGCGCCGCTCGATCTGCGCGGCCTGTTTGAACAGTACCTGCTTGAACGGATCAACGTGCAACGAGGCTAGAGCGATGGCTGATCGTGTCGTCAAAGTCCTTACGCCATCGGATACCTATGATCTGCTGTCGCTCGATGAGCTGAAGGTGGCGATGGAGATTCCATCGACGGACAACTCGCAGGACGAACTGCTGTCGCAGTACATCACGCGCTATAGCGATGTGATCGCGACCACCTGCAACCGCGTATTCGCCTATGAAGAGGTCGCGGAAATCTGGCGCTGCACGAATGTCGATTACACCAACGGGATGAAGCGGCTTTTCGTCACACACTATCCCATCGATCCCGCAGCAACGATGACGCTCGAAAGCCCGAGCGGATCGGTGCTCGATCCTTCGACTTACGCCGTTGAGGAAAAATCCGGCAAGATCGAACTGCTGCAGACCTGGGCCGAGCCGATCACCGTCACCTATAGCGGCGGCTACGACTTGCCAGAGGAGGCCCCGCCAGCGCTGAAGCAGGCCGCCGAGCTGATGATCCGCGAAGGCCAAGCGCTGGCGCAGCGCATGCTCAACAGCGGCGTGCGGTCGATCAGCCATCGGGAATCGCGGGTGCAGTTCTTCGATCCGTTGACGCTGCTGACCAAGACCCAAGGCTTCGGCTTCGCCACCACGGCAGCGAACGCGCTGCTGATGCACTACGTGCGGTTCGAGGTCTGATGTTCGAGATCAAGGTCGATGGCCTTGATGCGCTGCTGAAAAAGTTCGACCGCTTCGGCAAGCAAGTCGAGGAGCTGCAGCACAGCGTGCCGCAGGAGCTGGTGGATTGGCAGCGCGAGGACATGCGCCGCCGATATCCGAACATGACGACGACCAGCAGTGGGCACGAGACCGAAGCCAGCACCGAAATCTGGCCCCGCTCGCGGCGGCCTTCCAAGGACCAGCACCGTCCCCAGCATCAGGGACCGAAGGCGTATTCGATCATCCACGCCGCACCGAGCCAGCATCGCGGGCCGGTGCCGCGATCAACGCGCCCGATCCTGCGCGTGGAGCTGGTGCGCAAGCTGCACGACCGCATGGTCAAGCTGACAGCGGAGGCGATGAAATGGCCGTGAACATGGACGTGCTGCTGCAGATTCCAACCTTCGACTTCTGGGCGATCCCGGTGACGTTCACGCCGCTGGCCTCGCAGCCAGGACAAGGTGCCTATCAGGGGCGCGGCATTCTCAATACCTACACCATCGACGTTCCCGGCATCGACGGTTCGCTCTATGCCGACCAGCGCACCATCCTCGACATTCGCGAAAGCGAGTTCGTGGTGCTGCCCGAGCAGAACGATCACGTCACCATCCCGCGCGACAGCAACAATGTGCCGAAGGGTACCTATCAGATCATCAATTCGGTCAGCAACGGCGGCGGCCAGACCGTGCTGACGATCCGCAAGTACGAAACATTCGAGTGATGGGCATCACCGACACGCAGTCCTATTCGCTGGTGATCCGCGACGGCCTGTTCGATGCCGTCTCTACAGACCCGTTTTTCGCCAGCTACACCTGCCGCAAGAGCAAGATGCTCGCGGTGCAGACGCAGCTGCTGCCCTATCTCGGCGTCTACATCATCGACGAGACCATGCTGCCGGATGGCGATGGCAACAGCGGCCACATCCGGTTCAGCCACACGCTGCGGATCGGCTTCTCGGCGATGATCGCCAACAACGATCAGGTCGTCGCCGAGCTGATGGCCGATGCCGCCTATTGGCGCATCATGAACCGGCTGTGGCCCGACCAGAAGATCATGAACGTGCTGCTGAGCAGCCTGCCCGACAACACGATGATCGAAAGCCTTCCGCGCGGCTCGCGCCGTCCGGTGTTCGGTGCCACGAACCTCGCCAACGAAACGCCGATAGTCGAGATGCAGTACGACGTTTCGATCTTCTTCCGCACCGGCTGGCCGCCGACCATCACCGACGATCTCGACACCATCGACGTGATCACGGGCGTGAAGAGCGGCGACACGCAGACCGAGATGGACCAGCGCCAGCAGATGCACGTCCGCTATCTGTTCAACGAACTTCGCAAGGCAATGACAAAGGAGACACCACGATGAGAGTCGTCAGCAAGGTAGCGCTGCGCGGCAAGCGCCAGCGCGAGCGCGTGCAGCAACTGGCCGACGCTGTGCCCAAAGGCATTCGGGTCGTTCCCGCCAAGGAAGAATATCGCGCGGTGCTGAAACATCCGCACGGCAGCAACTTTCCCGCCGAGGGCAGCGCGGAGTGGCCGGATGATCGCTTCACCAAGCGCAGGCTCGCCGACGGCTCGGTGACCCGCGAGGCCGAACCGATGCGCGCGGACAAAGGACCACCGCGACCGCGACAAGACAAGGACCCGAGCGCTGCCTAGAGGGCGATGGCGGTGATCCAGAATGGATCGCCGGAATGCATCCTCTACTGGCTCTTCGATGATAGCTGCATCTGTTTATGGCGGCACGGCTACATCGGAATCACAACAAACTGGATTAAGAGGCTGCAACGGCATCGCCGAACGATGGCGCGTGCCTTCCGGTTTGCGATTTTGTATCGCGGCTCCAAGCAAGAATGCAGAAAGCTGGAGCATCAGCTGCGGCCTCACCGGCATATCGGATGGAATGTGGCTCCGGGCGGCAATCTGGCGCGGTTCGGTGCTCAACATTCCGATGAGGCAAAGAAAAGGATGAGCATTGCGGCAACGCAACGCTCGCCGCCTTCAGAAGAAACACGGGAGCGACTTCGCATTGCAAGCACCGGGCGCACGAACAAGGGGCGCGTCGGACAGAAAAAATCCGAGCAAGAACGAGCGAAAATTTCTCGGAGCAAGACCGGCAAGAAAATGAGTGAAGAATTTTGTCGCAAAAATGCGGAAAGAAATCTGGGCAATACACACCATCGCGGCCATCGGCATTCGGAAGAAGCCAAGCAAACTATTTCGGCAAAAAAGATCGGCGTGCCGATCCACTCAGATGAGTTCAAGCAACGTCGTGCCGAACGCTGGAGAGGCAACACACTCACGAAAGGTCAACCGTGGTCCGCAGCACGTCGATTGGCGTGGTTGCAAAACAAGGAGAACTAAACCATGCCGATCAGCTTTGCCAATATTCCCCAAAACATCAAGGTGCCGCTCTACTGGGTCGAAGTGGACCCTTCGATGGCGGGCCTGCCGACCATCAATCTGCGGGCGCTGCTGGTCGGCGTGAAGATCGCCGCAGGCGATGCGACAGATGACATCGCGATTCCGATTGGAAGTCAGGCGCAGGCCGATCAGGCTTTCGGCGAAGGCTCCGAGCTGTCGCGGATGTTCAAGGCGTTCTTCGCCAACAACTTCGCGAATGAAGTCTGGGGCCTTCCGGCCAAGGAAACCACCGGGGCGGCAGACGCCACCGGCACGATCACCGTCACCACGGTGCCGAGCGCCGCAGGCACCATCCATCTGTACATCGCTGGCGATCATGTGCCGGTCAACGTCGCGACCACCGACACGATTGACACCATCGCCGCAGCCATCGCAGACGCCATCAACGCCGACGTGACGCTGCCGGTCACTGCTGTAGCGGCAGCCGCCGTTGTGACGCTGACATCGGTCTTCAAGGGCATCAACGCCAACGAGATCAGCGTGTCGATGAACTACTACGGGAGCCGTGGCGGCGAACAGACGCCGGTCGGCCTCGGCATCACGCTGCCTGCGACCGGCTTCCTGACGGGCGGCGTCGGCACACCCGACTTCACGAACGCTATCCTCAACCTGGGCGAGGAGCCGTTCGAGTATGTCGCGATGCCGTACACCGACTCCAACTCGCTGTTCGCGTGGGATCAGGAGTTCGGCTTCACCGATCAGGGCCGCTGGGGTTGGCAGCGCGAGCTGTTCGGCCATGTGTTCTCGGCCAAGCGCGGCCTCTATGCCGACCTGCTGCTGTTCGGTGACCAGTACAACTCTGGCGTCGAGTCAATCATGGGTTTCGAGGTGCCATCGCCATCGCCTTCGTTCGAGTGGGCGGCGGCTTACACCGCGAAAGCGCAGCGCGCCCTGATCAACGATCCGGCGCGACCGCTGCAGGCGCTGACGCTGAACCAGATCAAAGCCGCCCCGATCCATCAGCGCTTCGACTTCGTGGAGCTGAACTCGCTGGCCTCGAATGGTCTCGCGATCCAGAAGATCGGCAGCGACAACCAGCCGATGATCGCGCGGGAGCAGACCACCTATCAGCTCAATCTCTATGGACAGCCCGACGATGCCTATGAGCTGGTGACTACGCTGGCCACGCTGGCGAAGGTGCTGCGCAATCAGAAATATGCGATCACGTCGAAATATCCGCGCCACAAGCTGGCCGACGACGGGACCAAGTTCGGTCCCGGCCAAGCCATCGTCACACCCGGCATCATCAAGGCCGAGCTGATCTCGGAATATCAGCAGGATATGTACAACGGCCTTGTCGAGAACCTCGCCGCGTACAAGGCGCATCTCATCGTTGAGCGCGATCCCAACGACCCGAACCGGGCCAACGTGCTGTATCCGCCCGACCTGATCAACCAGCTGCGCATCTTCGCGGTGCTGGCGCAGTTCCGGCTGCAGTACGACCGGGGCATCGACACAGCAATCATCGGACAGGCCCAGCCGCCGTTCAACGCGGCCTCGGGCGCCTAGGGCGCTTACTCATGAATTTGAGCTTTATTGGTGCGGCTTGACCAATGTCCGCTATGCTCCGATAGCGATAAAATTCCGCAGCGCAGCGAAATGACGCGATGTGCCAGATTCGGACATCACGGTTGTAGTTATCTCAAACAAAAAGCCGCCCGAAGGCGGCTCTTAATCAAACCAGATGATCGATGATCAGGCGGCCATCAATGCTCCCTTTGACTTCCGGCGATAGGCCATGAAGCCAACGCCAATAAATCCGAGGATCATCATCGCCCAGGTCGATGGCTCAGGGACTGCGCCGGCGAGCGTCAGATCACCGGTAATTGTTCTACAATCCTCAGCTTGACCACACAAACCACCCTCATCGACGACATAAGAAAAACCAGTCAACGGCATGGTTTGGCCGCTGAATAAACTTGCAGTATTCACCACAAGATCAAGGTAAGAGCGTGCGTTATAATCTTCGTTATATACGTTGAATTGATAATCTGAAGTATTTTCGAACGGACCCTGAGTAATACCGGGACCCGGAACAATATTGAATAACTCAGAACCAGCCCTAATGCTCGCGCCGTCGACCTCTCCACCACCAACGCCATTTGTTATCACATCAACCGTGCCCGTGAGTTGGACCGACGGACCGCCCCCTGAGGGGGTGAACAAACCGTTCGTTAGCGTATAATCAAAAACTGCAGCTGAAGCCGGCGTTTGCGCCAGAATAATGAGCGCTGCGGCCAATGCCGTAGCACTGCTTTTCGTTTTTACGGAAACCATGATTGATGTCGTCCTATGCTATTTGCGGTGCGCCGATCTTCCGTCGACAGGCCATAAAGCCGAGGCCTGCGAAGCCAAGGATCATCATGGCCCAGGTGGACGGCTCAGGGGCGGCGGAGGCGTTGGCCGAAGCAAGTTCGACGTCGAAAAAACTAAGTGTCGAAAAATCGTTGAACGATACACTTGTGATCGGAACCGAGGAGGTGAAACCTATAAAATCATGCGCGAGCAATGCTGGATAGGTGACAGTGTAACTATCTCCTGTACTCAGCGTAATGTTAAATTGTGGTGCTATTGGGTTATATTCTATCCCGAAGTCGAAAGCGATTGCGGTCGTGGAATCTGTGCTCACTGTTAGATTGCTCTGGGTAAGCAGATCTGCCACGTGATCGTAATAACCAAAGTAACTGCGGTCCTGGGCGCCCTCGGCGAACATTCCCTGATCCGAGACGAACTTTACCGGCCCGACATTTACACTCGGATCAAACGTCGTGTAGCTATTGGCAGGCGCCAACCCGGCAACACCATACGTCGCAACACCGGTCGTCGCTGCATCGAATGCAGCGAGGCTGGTATATTCTATCGCGGCAGCATTGGCTGCTCCGGAAAAACTTATCAGCGCGGCCACGAGGGCCGCTGCGGCGCAGAGGCGGTTTCGCATTTTTGATCCTTTGGGTGGTGCTGGTGGGCACGATTCGGCGCGTCGATAGCAACCTCCTGCGAATGTTTAATCCAAATACTGGTCCCATTTGTTGCAGTATAATGCTTCGACCAGAGGTTTTATTACTTATTACTCGAAGCCCATGCAAGTTCAAATGCCAAAACGACGTTAAGGACTGGAACTTTTTGCGTGGATTTTTTCATTCCAGGGCGGCCCGGGTAAATTTAATCGGCTGCCATTGTGGTATTGGCAGGGCCCTGTAGTTCTTTCCCCAAAATCCCGCTTGGTAGAAGATGATTCACGATCCCGGTCGACGCCTCGCCGACGTCAAATATCGCTCATCAGAGGAGATCTTGACGCATCCGTGTTTCGTGCCGGCGCGAAACGCGTTTGTTGACGCGGTGCTCGCCCTTTACGCGGGAGATCCGTTTCTGACCCGGCTGATTCTTGAGGCCGGACGCTTCGTCACCTTTGCCAACATCATGTGCCTGCACGCCCGTTATGACGAAGCCGATCGGTCGACTTGGCCGACCATAGGCCGGCTCAACGAATCGATGCTTCAATTCGGGCTGTCCAGCCCTCGCCGTGTGGAGGCGCTCGTAGCCCGCCTCGTGCATAGCGGATTTCTTGAAATGGTCCCCTCAAGGCAGGATCGTCGTGTACGCATCCTCACCCCTACCCAGCGGATGATTGACCACGATCTGGACTGGCTGGCCGCGCACTATCTGCCGTTGCATATCCTGTTCCCCGACGCTGGATTTGCACCGATGGTTCAACGTGATCGGGCGTTTCAATTGGCCCAGCGATTGGCCTCAATCGATTTCTTTGGCCACGGCGCCCACATTCTGGCAAGCAATCCGGGGGTCATGCTGTTCATGAGCCGCGATGCCGGCATGCTGATCCTGATCAAGTTGATCCAGATGACACACGCTGCCACGAACGAATCCCGGACGGGCCTTTCCTACACAAACATCGGTGCGCTGTTCGGGGTATCGCGGACGCATGTGCGCGAAATTTTGCTCGAGGCCGAACGCGCCGGCTTCGTTCAGCTGTCCGGCCGCGGAGGGCAATTGGTTCAGCTCACGCCTGCCGTGATACAGGCCTTCGACCATTTCATCGCCGATAGCCTATCCGGACTCGATCTGATGTTTCAGATCGCATTGAAAACAATGGCGAGCAAAAAGCCTTCCACACACGACACCGCGTCGCCGCCACGCTGACCAAAACGAGCGCAACGGCGCTTATGCGTCGCAGCAAACCGCTCCTGCTCATGTCGCAGTTGGGTCATTCGCGACCGGGTCGAGCCAGCCTCAAGTCCGGCCATGTCTGCTATGCCGCCGAAAGCGGAAGTAAATTCAGAGAACTAGCGGCTCCGCAACGGCCGTTGCGGGTTGATTGGTACGGCCATGGACATGATTCAAGCTCCGAAACCGGCGCCTCGGATCATGCGCTATGAACTTAAAGCAAAAGGAGGACTGAGCAATGGCACAGAGAATTGCGGGCATCGCCTTCCTGACCGTGGATGGCGATCAACTGGCGCTGCGCGGCAACTTCACCGTCAGCCCGTCGCCTGTCGAGCGAACCATGATCGCGGGGCAGGACGGCGTGCATGGCTATCAGGAGTTGCCGCGCGTGCCCTACATCGAGGGCGATCTGTCAACGGTGCCCGGTCTCTCGCTGGAGACCTTGCTTGCCGAGACCGACGTTACCGTGGTCGCGCAGCTCGCCAACAAGATGCAGTACGTGCTGACCAGCGCGACCTGCAAGGGCGGCTTCGAGAACAACACCCGTGATGGTCAGGTTCGCGTGCGCTGGGAAGGCCTGACCTGTGAGGAGATGAGTCTGTGAATATCAATCCAAAACGCGAAGGCTTCATCGAGGACAAGCCGCCGCTGGAGCATGAACCGGCACCAGCGCCTGCGGGCACCAAGCGCGCGGCACCGCCGCCCGAGATCGAGCCGTCCCCGGCAGACCTGCCACCGCTTGAGCAGGATGACGAATGGCCGATGCTCGTTGTGCTGAAGAAACCGATCCGCAACAATCGCGGCGAGGAGATCAAGGAGGTTTCGCTGCGCGAGCCGCGCGCTGGCGACATCAACCGCTATGGCAATCCGGTGCGCTTCAACAAGGAGGGCGACATCGTCCACGACGAGCGCAAGATGACGTACATGATCGCCGCGCTGTCGGGCATCCTCCCGCCGTTCATCGAGGAGATGCATCCGCGCGACTGGAACACCTGCGCCTATAAGCTGACCCGTTTTTTTCTTCCCGATCCAGCGGTCTGGTAGGCAGCGAGCAGGACATCATCCTCGACTGCTATCGATTGGCGCGCTGGTATCACGTCAGCCCTGAAGTGTTTTTGTCGATGACGATCAGCGAGGTCGGGCTGCATGTGCAACGCACATGGGAGTGCCAGCAGGCTCAGAAGGCAGCAACCAGCGATGACGAATAATGGCCACTGAACAGGAAGAGCTGCGCTTAACCGTCACGCTGGCGGACAACGCTTCCGCTGGGCTGGAAAAGCTGCAGGCGCAGATCAAGGAACTCGGCGGCGGCGGCGGCGCGGGCGGCAACAAGCACATCGAAAAACTGAACGAAGGGACCAAGGCTCTCACCGAAACCGTCATGAAGATGACCGGCAGCTTCGGCGAGGCATTCAAGAGTCTCGGCATGCTGCGCCTCGGCTTCATCGGCGGCGTGGCTGGCGTTGCGGCCTTCGGTTACGAGATGGCGAAGCAGCTCAAAGACCTCGGCGAGTATACTGACAAGCTGCGCAACATCGGACAGATAGGAAAGAACATCGGCGTTGATCGTGTCGCGATCAAAAATATTGCCGACCAGCTCGCCGTGTACGGCGTCAGCCTCGACCAGACCACTGCGAGCGCCATAAAGTTTGCAGAAAAAATGGCCGAGCTGCAGCGCGATCCCAGAGCCAGGCTGGGCATCCTGCAGCAGACCGATCCGCGCCATGCGGCGGACATGAATGCAAGGATCGACGCGCTCAACAGGGCCACGCAGATCGAGGACAAGCTGAACATCGTTCGCCAGATTGGCGAGGATGTGCGCCGCAACGCCAGAGCGCGCGGCGAGAGCGAAGAGCGCGCCGCCGACGAAGCGCGCCAAGCCAGAGCACTGTTCGGTTACGATCAAGAGCTGTCCTATGCGGGCGAACTCAAAAAACGAAATGCCGAGCAAAAGACAGCCGACGATGCGCGCAATGCTGCTGCCGATCACTACTCCGAGACGCTCGGCAAAATAAAGGGCCTGCTGGAGGACATCTCCAATATTCAGTCGAGCAGGCTAGTGAACTGGTTTACGCCAGCCGCTGAACAGTTCGAGCGAATCCTGGGCCACCTCAAGGAAGGGATCGAGGGCGCGATGGCCGAGCCGGGCGGCGCGCGTGGATTCTATCAGCGACTGTTGAAGGAGCGCGAGGAGCGACAGCCGCATTCGTTTGAAGACCGATGGCCTCGCGAGGAGGAGCAACTCAAGCCTTGGCAGCCGGGTGGCGTGCAAAAGCAGAGCTATCGCGGCATGGGCATCGACGGCAGCCTGCTGCATCAGACGGCGTTTGTCACCGAAGACCACAAGAAGGGCGTTGACGCCAACACCGAGCAGCTCAAGCGATTGAACGATCTGCTGATGCAGGCGATGGGTCTGAGCGGCAGCGCTGCCGGTGGCGGCGGTTTCCAGAACGCTGCGCTGGCGACTGGCGGGCCTTTCGGTGGCGGCGGCCTTGCAGGGCGCGGCACCATACCGCGCGGCTTCGGCGGCGGCGGCTATGCCAATCTCGGCACCACCTACGGTGGGGCTGCCGCTGCTGTTGGCGCTGGCGTAGACAGTGGCGCAGCCCGCAGCGGCCCCACACCGCGCGGCGGCGGTGGTGGCGGCGGCGGTCCTGCTGCTGCTGCTGGCGTTGATGGTGGCGCGGCCCGCACACCGCGCATGTCGCAGAGCAGACGCGAGGTAGCGCAGATCGCCGCGGGAGCGTTGCGCGCTGGCGGCATGTCGGAGAACATGGTCGCGGGCATCTTCGCCAACGTCGCCGACGAGAGTTCGTTCAACCCCAATCTGCGCCATCCCGATCAGCCGAAGTTCGGCGGCGAAGCCCACTTCGCGCATGGCCTTTACCAGGAGGGCGGCACCGAGTGGAATAACTACGCGGCATGGATCGCGAAGAATCATCCCGATGGCAACTGGCGCGATCCGAAGCTGCAGAGTGACTTCCTCGCCGAGAATCTGAAGAAGAACTATCCCGGCACATGGAAGCGGATGCAGGCCGCGAGATCACCCGGCGAAGCCGGATCGATCTTCGTCAACGAATATCTGAAGCCAGCCGCAGGCTACCGCATCAGTCGCAGCAACAAGTATCTGCGCGGCGTCCCCGGCGTGAGCGCCTATACGGGTGCCGATCAAATCACGTCAGCAGCTCCGACGGTACCGTCCTCGCCACAGACCGCTGCTGATCAGCCTGCACCATCCACGCTGACACCGGAGCAGCTCCGTGCCTACGGCGAGCGCAGGCTGATGAACCAGCCGGGCGATCTGACAAGGGAGAACCTGCTCGCGCACGCGCGGCGAAGCATGGATGCCGAACAGAACGCCGCCACCAAGGTCGAGGGCAACGCCAAGATCAGGGTCGATGTCAACGCGCCGAAGGGTACCAATGTCGGGGCCGAGGCCAGCGGCCTGTTCAGCACCGTCGAGACCTATCGCCAGACCCAGATGGCTCCCGCAAATCGCGGGCCGCCTGCGGAGACGCCATGACCAATATCTTCGATCTGCCAGCAGTATGGCGCGCGAGGATGATGCCAGCCTCGTTCAACGGGGCGCGCTTCCACTGCGAGAGCAATGCGCGCGAGAGCGGGCGCAGGATTGTCGAGCATCAGTTTCCAAAAAACGATTTGCCCTATGCCGAGGACATGGGCCGCGCCGCGCGGGAGTTCACCATTCGCGGCTACTGCATCGTCTTCCCGTTCGAAATGGGCGACGGTCTTCGGACGCTCGACTACACCGTCGTGCGCGATGCGCTGATTGCCCAGCTTGAAGCCGAAGGCCCCGGCACGCTGCAGCTGCCAACCCAGTCTTCGCAGCAGGTCGTCTGTCCCCGCTATCGCGTCACCGAGGAAGAGCGCTTCGGCGGCTATTGCACAATCGACATGACGTTTCAGGAGTACGGCCTCGATCCGTCGCTCGCGGCACCGAGCGTTGCGACAGCGACCGCCGTTGCCGATACCGCCCAGGCAGTCGAGAGTCAGGTGCAGCAGTCGCTCGCGCCACCGGGAACGCCATATACAGGGCCGAACCTCGGCCCGCTGCAGCCCGGCCAATGAAACGCACCGACGCCACCGAAGCCGCTCCGATTGTGGATCGGATGCTGGCAAACCTGATCGCGACCGTTCCGGCCAAAGGCCGCGCGGGATCAGACGCGCGCAGCGCCATCGGCGACACCCGCGCCAATGCGTTCAAGCTGTGCATCGATGATGCGCTCGGGCCGCCGCTGGTCCACTGCTTCGCTCTGGCGCGGCAGGCTGGCGCGTCCATGCAGCAGATCGACGTGGTGCGTCAGCAGATCGAACAGGAAGCGCCGGTCACGCTCGGCGGCCAGCTGATACAGAACGCTGGCATCCGGCTTTGCCTTGCCAGCGAGGCGCGCATCATCGCTGGCATGACCTTCGTCAGCCGACAGGATGTCGAGGCGATCAAGGCGCAGATGTATCAGCCGTTCTTTGACGCGCAGGAGATCGCCGCCGACGACATGGACCAAGCGACGTTTTCCGCGCTGATCCATCTCAATGGCGCAATGGTCAACCATCTCGTGGCGACCGCGCGCCCGCTGCCGCGCATGCTGAACTTCCAGTTCTTCGAGCCGCTGCCGTCGCTCATGATGGCATACAAACTCTATGATGACGCCTCGCGCTGCGACGAGCTGCGTGAGGAGAACAAGGTCGTGCATCCCGCGTTCTGCCCGCCGACCGGCCAAGCGCTGTCAGCCTGATCGTGGTCGATCTGCATCGCGTCGAGATCGTCTTCGCCAACGTCCTCAAGATCATGGAAGTCGCCGAGGAGCCGCCGCCACGCGGCCACTCGCAAGTCAGGATCACGTTCGATGGGTTCGTGATCACAGCAGAAGGTGAGCATGTTATGTACACATTGCCCGTAGACCACACCGTGAAGATGCAGGTCGGCTACGTCGATGCAGCAGGCAATCCCGCGACCGTCGATGGCGCGGTCGTCTGGCAGTCGTCGGATGTAAGCATCGTCTCGGTATCTGTCGATCCGACCGACAGCACGATCTGCCGCGCCATTCCGGTTGGAAGCCTCGGCCAGGCGCAGATCACTGCGACCGCTGATGCCGATCTCGGCCAAGGCGTGCGAGGGCTGATCACCACTTGCGAGATCGAGATCGTCGGTGGCGAAGCGGTGGCCGGTTCGATCCAGCCGGTCGGCGAGCCTGAACCCATCGGACATCCCGAGCCGCGCGGCTGATGATGCATGCCGAAGCCGGAAGAGATCGCCGTTCTTGAGGTCAACGGCAGACAATTCGATGACTGGGAATCGGTTTGGGTGCAGCTGCGGGCGAACGATCCCTACGCTTATTTCCGCTTCACCGCCGCCGAGCGCGATCCGATCTTCTGTGTCGCCAACGTCTTCCCGCAATGGCAGAAGCTGCAGTTCAAGCCGGGAGACAGATGCACCATCACGCTGGCTGGCCAGCTCGCCGTCACCGGCATGATCGAGGTGCGGCAGGTTGCCTATGATGCTCACCAGCACGGCGTGATGCTGATCGGGAAAACCGACACCCACGCGCCCGCCAAATCAAGCGTCGATACCAAGACCGGCAACTTTGACGGCAAGCACATCCAGCAGATCGCGCAGGAAGTGATCGCGCCATACGGTGTTGGCCTGAAGGTGATCGGCCAGCTCGACCTGACGCCGTTCAAGCATATGCAGAACGAGAAGGGCGAACTGATCTGGGACTTCCTGGAGCGCATTGCACGGTTTCGCGGCGTCATCATGGGGTCCGACGAGCAAGGCAATTTTCTGCTGATCGGCGATCACAGCTATCAAAAGACCGCCGACCTGATCGAAGGCGTCAACATCAAGAGCTGCCAATGCACCATCTCGCACGAGCAGACCTATCTGCAGCTCGACGCGCACGGGCAGCAGGAAGGGAGCGACGACACCTCCGGGCCAGCGAGCAGTGAGCTGACCGCGACGGCGACCGGCAAGGTGGCCACACCCTACACCAAGCTGATCACACCATCCGAGCAGCCGGTTTCGCAGGCTGAGCTGCAGAAGCGTGCCGACACTGAGAAAAAATGGAGCGACGGCACTGAGGTGCAGGCCAACATCACGGTGCAAGGCTGGCTGCGCGGCGGCACTGCACTGTGGAAACCGCTTGATGAGGTCTTCGTCAAGTCGCCGATGGCGATGCTGAACGACCAGCTGAAGATTCGCACCGCGACGTTCACGCAGGACAACCAGAACGGCACGCAGACGCTGCTCGATCTGGTGATCCCCGGTCTGCTCAACGGAAGCCTGAATCTCGATCCGTCAGGAGGATGAAACCATGCATCGCGCCACACCGCTCAATTCATCGATGCGGGGCTATTGCGGCGGCGGCGCTCGCAGCTGCGTCGATCAGGTCGATGACACCAAGCTGATGCAGGAGATGGCCGGAAACTTCATGGCCAACGAGACCCGCAAGGAGATCGAAGCGCCGCAGAACTATGGCTTCAGCAGCGTGGTGTTCGATGCCGAGAAGGGACAGGACGGAAAGATACAGGCCTGCGCCGAGACCTTCATCGGCTTCATGGGCAGCAACCGATCATTGCCGGTCACCGGCAACATGGATGACCGGCGTCACCGTCTCTACAAGCTGGAGAAGGGCGACACCGCGATGTTTCGCGGTCGCGGCGACAAGCAGCAATTTCACATGACGCAGGACGGCGGCTTCTGGACCGCGCCGCAGGACAAGACCGTGCGCATGCAGCTCGTCCAGCAGGACAGCGAGAGCAATGCGACGGTGCAGCAAGGCGGCGGCTCGGGCAGTTCGGGCGGCGGCGCAGCGCCCGCACTGCGTGACGGATCGACCTCGAACGGCTCTTCGGGCAGCGGCCAGCAGAAGCGCGGGCAGCAAGCGCTCTACAAGGACGGCCAGAAATCGCCGCTGTTCGTTGAAGTCACCAAGGCCAAGACCCGCATCTCGGGCGCGACGGCGCACATGACGCTCGATGACGGCAACACCTACGTTCACTGCAACACCGACAAGAACGTCTATCTCGGAGCGGAAGCTGGCAAGGGCAGCTTCGACTTTGTGGTGACGCTGTCGGGGCCATGCGTCAACACCAAGGGCAAGATCGGCTGACACGATGCCGACCTACAATGTCCCCGATATCCGGCTGGTCCAGAACACCATCTTTCCGAAATACTCGGTCACGCTCGACTGGTCGCTGCTGCCGAACGGCACGCTGGATGACACGCAGGCGCTGGCCACGGCGGTCTGCGTGGCGCTCGGCACCAATGCGCTGGCAGGCCCGCAGGACGAGCTGCCCGATCCCGACAGCAATGAGCGCTGCGGCTGGTGGGGCGATCTCGACGCCGAGCTGATCTGGAACGGCTGGCCCATCGGATCGAAGCTGTGGCTGCTGCGCCGCGCCAAGATCAATTCGGCATCGGCCCGCGACGGTTCGACCTTGATGATGGTCGAGAACTACATCCGCGATGCGATCCAGCCATTCGTTGATCACAAAATCTGCTCCAGCTTCGCGATCTGGACCACGCGCGTGAACACCCAGCGCATCGATGCGCTGTTGCGGCTCTACCGAGGCCCGCTGCCGCCAGTCGAGCTGGAATATCAAGTGTTATGGGACAACATGGGGCCATAGATGCCGTGGACCACGCCGACGCTGCGCGATGTTCGCTCGCTGGTGCGCGATGCCGTCTGGGCATCGCTGCCGGGGTCCGATGCCAATGTGCCGAACAGTGTGCTGCGCGTCATGTCCGACAATCAGGGCGCGCTCTGCCATCTGACGCTGCAATATGTTGACTGGCTGTCTCTGCAGCTCTTGCCCGACACCGCCGAGACCGAATGGCTCGACCGGCACGGCAACATCTGGCTGGTCAATGCCGACGGCTCGAAGGGCCGCAAGATGGCCACGCTGGCCAGCGGCCCCGCCAGCTTCTTCGGATTGATCGACGGCACCGTGGTGCCTGCTTTCACGCAGCTGCAGAGTGGCGTCGGCATGCCGGTCGGCGCGGACTCGCCGAACCAGGTGGTGACGTTCGAGACGCTTGAGGACATCACCACCGCGATTGCCGCGCCGGTCACCGGCAACATCCGCGCACTTGACCCCGGCTCGTTCGGCAATCTGCCGGATGGCTCGACGCTGACGATCAATCCGCCAGTCCCCGGCGTCGGCTCGTCGGTGACGGTCATCCACCTGACTGGCGGCACCGACACCGAGACCGATGATCAGCTGCGCGCCCGCATCCTGCAGCGCATCCGCAACCCACCGATGGGCGGCGCTGCGGCTGACTACGTCGCGTGGGCCTTGGCGGTCCCCGGCGTCACCCGAGCATGGGCCGCGCCAGAGCAAGGCGTCGGCACCATCACGGTGCGCTTCCTGATGGACGATCTGCGCGCTTCCGACGACGGCTGGCCGACGCCGGAAGATGTCCAGACGGTGGCCGACTACATCGACAGCAAGCGGCCCGTCACGGTGATGGGCTGCTACGTGCTCGCGCCGATCAAGCAGTTCATCGACATCACTATCGCCAACCTCGTGCCCAACACCACCGAGGCGCAGGCCGAGATCGAGACGAGCGTGCAGCAGATGCTGTTCCAGATGGCGGCACCGGGCCAGACGATCTATGCGGCATGGGTCTGCTATGCGATCATGAATGCACCGAGCGTGCAGTCGTTCAGCCTCGTCACCACCGCCGACTATGTGATGCCGTCGCTCGGGCACATGGCCGTGCTCGACACCATCCTTTACGAGTGATGCCGTGAGCGACCGGCATATCCGCAGGTCAGGCTCGGACTACACCGACGCCTTCCTGTCGCTGCTGCCGCAGGGCCAGGCATGGCCGAAGCACGCGCCCGGCAGCGCGATGGTGCAGGGCATCACCGGCCTGTGTGACTACTGGGGCTTTGTCGATGGACGCGCCGCCGATCTCTTGGAGATCGAGAGCGACCCGCGCAGCACGGTCGAGCTGCTGCCAGACTGGGAGCGCAACTGGGGCCTGCCCGATCCCTGCTATACCGCGCCGCAGACCATCGGCCAGCGCCAGCTCGCGCTGGTCATGCGCATGACGATGCAGGGCGCGCAGAGCCGCGAGTTCTTCATCAACGTCGCGGCGCAGATCGGCTACACGATCACCATCACCGAGTATCGCGTCTTCGTCGTCGGCATCGACCGCTGCGGGGACAGCCGCGTCTACGGCGACGGCTCGAACCCGATGTACAACGAATGGGGCCAGCCGATCCTCGACCCGAGCGGCGAGCCGGTCGCGAATGGCGAGCTGTCGGCGTGGCCGCAATACGGCCTCGGCCCTCCCGCGAACCGCTTCTATTGGACCGTGCATGTACACCAGGCCTCTCTGGTTTGGTTTCGCGTCACCAAGGGACAGTGCGGCGTCGATCCTCATCTGCGCATCGGGAAGGCCGACGATCTGGACTGTTTGCTCAATCGCTGGAAGCCAGCACACACCGAAATCATCTTCGACTATTCCGGTCTCGGCGATCCCGGTGATCCGATGGCCGGGACACCATGACGGAAAGGCGGCAACCGAACAGTCCTTGTTCGGAATGCCGCCAACAAAAACCGCGAACGCGAGAGTTTTATTATCGGGACAAGCGAGCATCGGATGGCCTGCATTCATGCTGCAAAGCCTGTCACTTGAAGCGAACCGCCGCCAATGAAAAGGCCCGCCCGAGAGATAGATCACAATACAATGCCGAGTGGGACGCGAAGAACCGCGAAGCTGTGCGTCGGCGGGCATCGCCAGCATTCCTAAAATGGCGGAAAGAAAACCGCGAAAAGCGGCTGGCATGGGAAGCTAACTATCGGCGCACGGAAGTCTTCCGCAAGGCGAATGCCGCACATCAGGAAAACAGGCGAGCGCGATTAGCTGGTGCCGAGGGCAGTCACACTGCGGCGGAATTCTTCGATGTGCTGATCGCGCAGGCCTTTCGCTGCTTCTATTGCGGCACTGACATCTCGAACGGCGCAACGGAAGATCACTTCATCCCGCTCAGTCGCGGCGGATCGAATTTTATCGAAAACATCCGAGCGGCCTGTCGCCCCTGCAACATAAAGAAGGGCAACAGACCAGCGGATCAGATGACAAGAGCGGGAGGCCGATTTGCAGTATAACCAGCCCTGGGGCGTCTCCGATACGAACGCTCCCTACATCAACGGCAACCCGTCCACCGGCACGATGGGCTCGATCCCGCCTGCGGCCTCGATTGAATATCCGCAGCGTGAAATCGTTGCGATGATCGCTGATGCAGGTATCACCCCGTCCAATGCCGACCTGACGCAGCTCGCGAAGGCGATCCAGTCCTGCTTCATCAACTACGTTCCCGACACCGGCACGGTGAACGCGCTCAACGTCACCATGTCGCCTGTGCCCGCCTATCGCGACGGCCTCGTGGTCCGCGTCAAGGTCTCGGTCAACAACACCGGCCCCGCGACCATCAACGTCAATGCACAAGGCGCGAAGAAGATCAGACGCAAGGGCGATACCGATCTGCTGGCGAACGATCTGGCGGCTGGTTCAATCGCCACGCTGACCTACAATTCGACGCTCAACGGCGGCGCTGGCGCTTTTGATCTTCTCGGTGCCGTGCAAGGCGGCACTACTGGACCAGCTGGCTGGCTGACCGCCAACAAGGACATCTATGTCGATGCCAACATCGGCAACGACGCCAATGACGGCACCGATGCGACAGCCGCACACGCGCTGCGCACGATGCAGCATGCCGTCGACATCGCCTTCTCCTATCAGCCAAGCCAGTACGCGATCACCATCCACGCCGCAGCAGGCGACTACAATGGCACCTGCCAGACGCCGACATGGGGCGGCCCGCACCTCTACGTGATCGGCGCAGGCGCTACTGGCGCTACGACCAGCAGATTGCACGCAGGCAACGGCTACGGCTTCCTGTGCCAAGGGCCGGGCAACTGGATGGATATCACTGGCTTTTATGCAGACAACACCGTTCCGAATTCTGGCCCCGCGCTGTTTACGTGCGGCACTGGCGCGTACATGCACACCCACGCCACCGCGTCGGGCAATTGCGGCAACGGCTGCTTCCAAGTGCAGGGCGCGGGCTTGATGCAAGTCGGTGGCCCTCACTCCTTTAGCGGAAACACCTTCAATCCGTTCTACGTCAACATCCAAGGCTATATGTACATCGACCAGAATGCGCAGTTCACCATCACGACGCCGATCACGGTCTCGCAATGGGCGAACGTCGGCGATCTCGGCGCTCTGATCGTGCCATCGCCTTCGGCGACTTTCGTCAATCCCGGCTACGTCACCGGCACCAAGTATAGCGTTTTCATGAACGGCTGCATCGACGCGCAATCGCTGGGCTTCAATTATTTCCCCGGCACCGTCGCTGGCGTCAGCGGAAGCGGAGGGCAATACAAGCCATGAACGATATCGCAAGAATGATCAACGATTTGCAGACCGCAGCGATGACGCCGCTCGACCTCGCCGATCACTACTGGATCGTCGGCGGCGCGACCGATCAGGTCTATTCGAGCAAAACCAACACCTACGTGCCGCTCGATGATCCGGCCTATGTGCAGTTCCTCGCCGATGGCAAGTACCCGTCGCCCATCGCGGTCGAGGCCGACATCTGGCCGTGCCAGGCTGACATCAAGCCAGCATGGCTGTTCAACGGCACCAGCTTCGCGCAGCCTGCGGTTGGCGCGTGGACCAAGACCCAGCTGCACGCCTATCAGGTGATGTCGCGCTATGACGCGGAACAAGGCGGCATGGTGCTGACATCGGGAATGCCAATCCTGACCAACGACCGCTCGCAGGCGAAGATCAGCGGAGCACGCCAAGCAGCCGAGAAGGACAGCGCCTTCACGACACAATGGCACGCGGCAGACGGCACCTTCTACTCGCTGGCGAGCGCCGATGTGATCGCGATGAGCGACGAGCTGCAGACCCATATCGATAATTGCTTCTCGACATCGGCCACAGTCGCCGCCGACATCGAGGCCGGGACGACCACCACGACCGACCAGATCGACGCAGCATTCGCCGCAGTGGTCGCGGCGGCAAAAAAATAGACGCAGCGCCTATGGCCACTGTCAACATCACCGTCGAGAATGACGCCGACTTCTATCGGCAGTTTCAGTATGCGACAGCGAACCCGGATGGCAGCGCAGGGCCGCCGATCAACATCACCGGGGCCGCGCTGGAGATGATGCTGCGCTGGAATGCTGCGGATGACACAGCGGTGCTGCGGCTCGGCACCGACACCGGGGAGTTTGTGCTGACCAATCCGGCCAGCGGCCTGTTCACGCTCAAGATCAGCCAGTCAGTGCTGCAGCAGCTCGCGCTCGGCACCTATGCCCATTCCAACATCATGACGCTCGGCGGTCTGAAGTCCCGAATCTGGTCGGGCCAGATCACCATCAATCCGGGTCCGACGCGATGAGCGATATCGTAGTCATCGCCGACTCCAATATCAGCATCGTCAACGAGATGGACGAGAACACGCTCGTTCTACTCTCGCCTAATGATGTCGAGACGATCTCGGTCAGCGAACAGGGGCCGCCTGGACCACCGGGACCGCAGGGACCGATAGGCCAGCAAGGCCCGCAGGGCAACACCGGCATTCAAGGTCCGGTAGGCCCGCAGGGGCCGCAGGGGCCGCAGGGCGCGGCCTCGACGGTGCCGGGACCGCAGGGACCGCAGGGGCCTCAAGGCAACCCCGGCGCTGATGGCAACACCGTGCTCTATGGCGCTGCCGATCCGACAGCAGGCCAAGGCGTCAACGGCAACTTCTATATCAATACCACCACGCATTTCATGTTCGGCCCGAAGGCTGCTGGCGCATGGCCCGCAGGCACCTCGCTGATCGGCCCGCAAGGCGCGCAAGGCGTTCAGGGCATCCAAGGCGTTCAAGGCACCCCCGGCAATACCGTGCTCTATGGCGCTGGCGCGCCAGCAGCAGGCACTGGCGTTAACGGAAATTTCTACATCGACACGGCGGCCAATTTTATCTACGGCCCGAAGGCTGCAGGCGCATGGCCTGCGGGCACGTCGATGATCGGGCCGCAGGGACCGCAAGGCATCCAAGGTCCGGTAGGTCCGACAGGTCCGGTCCCTGAAGCGCCGACCGATGGCGCGATCTATGGCCGTCGCAATTCTCTCTGGGTGCCAGCCGCGCCGTTCGACGCGATGGCCTTCAACGGCATGCAGATCAACGGCTCCTGCGATGTCTCTATGTGGAATGGCAACACGCAGGTCACGGCGGTCAACGGTGTCTATGTAATCGACAACTGGATCGTCAACGTCAGTTCGGGCAGCTTTACCACGGGGCAAGCTGCGACATCGGCAACAGCGCCGTTCGGTTCTTGCCTCCAGAACGGCATCCAGTTGGTGTCAGGGGCAGCATGGCCGATTGCTGCCGGTGATTATGCGTTCTTTCGCCATGTGATCGAAGGCTATCGATGGGGCAAACTGGGCTGGGGCGCGGCCAACAATGCGCAGTCCGTCACCATCGGCTTCTGGGTTTATTCGCAGAACATCGCTGGCACCGCCACGCTGGCGATCAAGAACGGCGCGGGCAACCGCAGCTATTTTGCACCCTTCACCGTCAACGCGGCCAACACATGGGAATATAAAACCGTCACGGTGCCGCCCGATGTGACCGGCACATGGGACAAGACCAACAACATAAGTGCCTATCTCAGTTTCTGCTTTGGCTGCGGCTCCACCTATAACGGCGCAACACCGAATGCGTGGGGCACCTACAGTGGTTTTGCCGTCCCTGCTCAAACCAACTTCTTTCAGGCTGGCGGTAGCAGCGCGGTGGCGATTGCTGGCCTGACCGCGATCCCCGGCGCGCAGGGGCCGACCGCGCTGCAATCGGTCAATCTGGTTCGTCCCTTTATAATCGAGAAGAGCTATTGCCAGCGCTACTACTGGTCTGTCGCAGGCGCGACGACCTACGCCTTCGGCACGCTGCGCGGTGGCGGCACAGCGGCCTATTGGTCGGTAATCGTTCCGCCAGTGCCGATGCGCGCTTCCCCAACCGTTCGGCTCGGGACCAATGCCCAAGCTGCCTGCGGCGACACCTTTGTTGTTCTTTCGTCAATGACGGCGAGCCTGCAAGGCGACAACCTCATGGTCGCTCCGGTGTGGAGCACGGCCATCGGCTCGGCGGGCCAAGCGGCATCGCTCTATGCTGGCACCACGCCTACAGCCTTCGATGCGAGGATGTGATGGCCTCCAAATATCAGATCGTCGTTCCGAATGTGTCGGTGCTGCTCGTCGAGGAGCGCGCGACCATCCCATTCGATGAGGACAATCGCGACTATCGCGAATATCTCGCGTGGCTCGATGCAGGCGGCGTGCCCGATCCGCCTACGCCACAAGTCTCTCCTTCGCTTGACACCGTGAGCACGGGACAAACCGCTGTCCAAATTCTCGGAGCGACCTGATGTCCGCACTCGATCTGATCTCCGTCGCTTCAGATGCCACCTTCTCCGGTCGCGTCATGATGATCATGTTCAAGGTCGCGCAGCAGGTCTCAAGTGAAGACCCGGCGACCGTAAACCATACCGAACGCATCAACTATGCTGGCCTGGTGATCCGTGGCGAAGAGAAGCCGCAGGTGGCCTCCGCGCATGTCATCTCATCGAACCCGACGATCTCGCAGGCTATCGAAAGCGATCCTCCAGCGCTCGGCTCCAACGTACCCGACAGCGATATCGAGTTCGCGCTGGATTCGATCTGGACCGCGCGCTCGCTGGCCTATGCTGCAATTGCGCCCGCATAACCTACACTTTTGATGGCCTTCAGCCTCTGCAGCTAGACTTCGTTGCAAATTTGTAGGGGCCGTATCTTTACCTTTACGGCACGAAAGGCAGCCAGAACTGGCGTGCGGTTTTGTCGATCATCGATTTTGCAAAATGGGGCACCGCCGCCTTCTTGGGATGGTGACCGTGACTCGCCAGCAAAAGATCACCCTCGGCGAAATGCGAGCGTCAGGCGTGCGCGGCCTGCTGATCTGTTGCATCGACTACCAATGCTCGCACTGGATCAGGACAGCGCGGATCAGTGGTCCGACGATGTGTGGCTGTCCGATCTCGAAGACAAGTTCACCTGCACCGCCTGCGGCACGCGCGGTGCCGATGTCAGACCTGATTTCGACTGGGACAAGAAGGCGGCGGTTGATCAGACGGGGTGAAGAACTGCAAGCCACCCGGCGATGAGCCGGGTGATGGAGGCCTTGCGTGGGTGCGCGGCAGGCATAAACTCCAGCAGGAACCCGAAATTGAAAAAGGGGTTACACATGAAGAAGCACAGCAAATATCTGAACCGTGCTCCTGCCGCGCTTCAATACTTGTCAACGTCGTTTGGCAGAGGGATTTTCACTATTGCTGATATTCGAACGGCATTCCGCACTCGCTATGCCGACTGGATCGTTAAGCATGAGCAAATCAAACGATGGATCACCAAGGTCGGTCGCAACCAGTACAAATTATTGAAACGCTATGCAGCGTGACTGCCCGAAATGCATTCCGAGGCGATATCCACATGACAAATGATCCAGAAAATCCTGATCATCTGCTTTAGTGTCATGGACCACACGGCCCTAGTGGCCCAATGCGGCGCGAGCCCAAGCCGTAGCGGCTTGCCGATGCCCGCAGGACTGGCGCATCCTTCACGGCATGGGCACCAAATCACGCGAATTGATTTACGGCAGTTCGATCCGGGCGTCGGCGGAACGCGCCGCCGCTGCCCGCAAGGAAGCCGACAAACTTGCCTGCGAAGCGTGGAACCAACGCATGCTCGGTTACAAGGGACCAGCCCAACCTTCGCCTGCCCTGGGCGACGCGCTCAATGCCGGTTATTGTTATCTCGAAGTCCGATGCCTTGGCTGTGACACTCACCAGACCGTCGCCTTGAACATCGTGCGACAGTCGAAGTCCACGCCGGTCCACGAACTAGAACGCTACATGCGCTGCAAGGATTGCTCGCAAGTGCGCGGCTATACTCCCTTAGTTGTCACACGGCGGCAAGGCTATCGGAGAAGCGTACACGGCGCCCCGGACCGCCGCCAGTCGGAGGCGGGACGAGGCTATGGTACTCGTGCTATGATATTTTCCTAAGGGAAGGACAACCGATGACTCATGGAACTCCTCCATTCAGTGCCGATGCGGCACTTCGCCATTTCAGGTCCTATTTCACGGAACCAAAAGACGTTGTTGCGCATCCTCAGCTATCGCGGGATGAGAAGCTGGCGATATTGCGAGAATGGGAACAGGATGCCCTCCGCCTGTCTACGTCCGAGTCAGAAGGTATGGGTGGTGGAGAAGAGAGCATGCTTGGACGGGTGGAAGAGTCCATAGGGGTCCTGGAGCGATCGCCACGATGATGCACGCCGCAGCTCGTTTCAAGGCAACTCGGGACGGACTGTCGGCTATCCATTCAACGTCGCTGGTTCGTTGACCCTTGTTGCCGACCCTTGCGGAGCAACTTTCATCATGGCCAGAACCCACGTGGAGGGTGGGTGCCTTTAGGGCGACGCTTCATATAGAGCGCGGCCAGCGTGCATGATGCGCTCATCGCCTATAGCCACCAGCACGCTGTTTGCGATGTCGAAGATAGAGGTAACATGCGACTCATCGAATTGGTCGGCGGGCAGCGACGCGATTAACCAGTCATCTCGGTAAAGGCTGCCATGCTTCGTGTTTTGGAGCTCACCACTTTGGATGTGGGCTAGAAATTGTGCTTCGTCGCTTGAACGAAATGCTGCGCTTATACGTGCAATGGGATCGTCGTTTACTGGCTCGGCGTCAAGGTGACCAAATTTCTTGACGGCAAATGAAGCAAGGAGCAGCGAACCAATGGCCGCTTGTTTGCGGACGTGAGCCGTGCGCCTAATTACCGGCTTAGAGAGCGGCTGATCGCTTCCCCAGATGTCGAGGATCACTTTCCCGATTTCTTCCAAGCCGAGCACAGCGAGCGCAAATGCGCTGGCGAAGCGGGTGTGATCGGCCAACAATTTTGCGTCCCATAAAAGGCGGTTAGCATTTGTGATGATCAGGGCGTGCTCGCTTGCCCTAGCTTCTAGGGTTTTGTCGTCGTTGATCATCCAAAGAACCGCCCTTTAGCCGTCGAGGTGCCGCAGTATCAAAGGCTCGGAACGCGTGAATATAACGCCTGAATATAGAGCCATCAACGTCTGGTGATGGCAACTTTGAGACATCCCGGCAGCCGCATGGCATGTCTGCTTACCGGGGAAGACCGGAAGTGGCCGGTGCACGGTCAAAACGTCGCTAATGACCCAAACCGGAAGTCTCGCCAGTTCTTTGACAGGTGATATCCGCGCCGCGAGAAGATCGTTGGATGATAGCGGGGACATTTGCTTTCGAACCCTCGACCGCTTCCATTCGATCGCTTTTCGAGTGTTAATTCGTTCTCGTGGCCCGGAATATTTGATCGAAACTCTTGACGTTCGTCATATCTGTCGCAGGGGGGCGCCTGTCCGTGGGGACACCATCGATGCACTCTTGCTCGGCTCCATTGGCGCCCGGATCGAACAGTTGTCGCCGTATCTCCGTTTGGGCCGCTTCCGAGAGCGACCATCCTAACGGAATGGGGGTTCTACAGGGCCGCAATTCGAACACAACGCGAAAGTCGCACGACGGTTGGGATCGGCATTCTACCTCGCTTGGCACGGATTTCTTTAGCGCCACCCGCGCAATGTCGGCTCGAGCTTGACGGACCGCGATTATTGTGCGCCCCGGGCTCATCAGCTCCGGCAGCCAGCCGCTAGGGGGCGATGGACGCTCGCCATTGGCAAAATTCCAGTCCGAGGAGGCTCGGCCGTTCTCGATCTGCACAACAACGAAGCTTACGCCCTTTGCCCGCTGTCTCAATTGCGTCTCCGTCGGCGGGTACGGCTGGTTTTCGCCCAGCAATTCCAACACCGTCGTAAGCCCAGAGTTTTCGAAATAGCCGCCATCGACCAACCGCCGGGCGGGACCGGAGCATGGAAGCCGGCCAGGGGCAGTAATGCCCGGAAACCGAGCGCTTAGGACAGCGGCAGTTGCGGCAGGTACCTCGATTCGCGGCTGTAGAAGATCATCGAGCGTCAATAGACGCGCGCGGGATTCCAGTCCTTGACCCTGGGCCTCGTCTACGCATGTACTTTTCGATGCCGGGCTGTTGGCGGGAAGCTTCTCAGCGGCTATCCGCGTCGTCAGATGACTCACGGCAACACGACGCCCCGACGTCACGTCAGTGGTGAGCAACATCAGGGCCGGGGCCGGGCTGGAGGGGCCTGTCCAGAGTTCTCTGAATCCTATGTTGGAAAGACTGTGCTGGTTTTTCGCATTGCTCTGATCGGATCCGCGCCACGCCCTGTCGATACCGCTTTCCAAGTACTGTGCAGGATCGGTCCACCAAGCGAAGAACGGCGTTAAGAACAAGCTCGATGGTATAATCCGTGCCGGAATGTCGCCAAATAGAAGACCGCGCAACACCGGCCGCAAGAAATCGACGCCCGCGGCATTGGTGACCGAAGTCTCTGGACCGCCCCGAACACCCGGACGGGCCAACTCTAACTTCCCCTCGCAACCCATGCCTAACTTCTGCTCATCCCATTTCATGCCGGCGCTCGCCAAGAGCGCTCCGACGCTACCGCCCGAAACCCCGACGATCAGGAAGGTGTGACGGATGGCATCGGGGCAGTATTGTCGCAGCGCTTCAAGCACAAGCGCCGTCATGTACGCGGCACGAGAGCCGCCACCTTCTGCCGCGATGAGGAACACAGGGTAATTGCGGTTGGACTCCGCATATTTTTTGACCTCTCTCGCTCGGTCTTGCTCGTTGATCCAATCATCAAAGGCCGCGCCGATCTGCGTGCGCACCACGTGGTTGTCGCTAATCTGCGGACGCTCAGGTGCGCTAGATGCAATCGTACGCACCACGTGGTTGTCGCTAACTTCACGCGCGGCCAGTAGCAGCGCCCAGATCACGAGCAGGGAGATGACGGGTGCGCCCAAGATGTTCGACAAATGCGTGAGCCCCGTGACTATAGCGATTAGCACAATAATCCATCCCGTAAAAATTAGAATCGCAGGTGGCTCTAGCGGAGCCCCGACGAAAAATGAAATGATCCGATCTGCCGCCAGTACGAGAAGCAGAATGAGCCACACAAATATCGCTGACCCTTCAAGCATGCGCAAGTTGGAGCCCGGTGAATCTCCTTCGCGCTCGACCTTTTCTTTAAGGAACGGCCAGCCTACGGCCACAACCGTAACCGCTAGCAAAAATAGGGTAGCTTTCCAGTGCATGAGGGATGCGAGCACGTTCGGACCCAAACTTTGCGCGAACGCGACCCACAACGCCGCTACCGGCACCAACGCGACGGCTTGCACGATACGAGCCTGAGTACCATTTAGCTTGCGCTCTTTATCCCTTTTTTTGTTAAGGTCGTGCAGTGCAACCCTAGTCGCCGCATCGAAAGCAATCATAATGTAGAAATTGAACAACCACCAGAAGATCAAGACCGGGATGAGCCAAAGCGTCGACTCCCACGTTGTCGTTTCAAATGTTGATCGGATGGCCTCCGCGGTCTGGTCAGGCATAACCAAGAAGATATAGTAGACTGTCGCCACCAGAATCGGTGCGCGCGCGGCGACCACGGATTCTGTCACATGGCCGAGCCAGGTTTCTGGCGCCGGACGGAAGCGAGTATGGCCTTCCAAATTCTGGCCCAGGTTTGTAGTGTCAGGTATTGCGGAGTTCGTGACCATTTTGAACCCCCATCGACGTCGGCGTTGTTTGCAAAAGTTCGACCATCCAATGTCAGGGTGGCGGTCATAAGAATTGACCATCGGTTCAAGATGCAACGCAAGGTTTATTCGTGGGTCGGAGCACGGAGATGCACGAATTACGACAGCGTCATTGTCTGAGGCCCGCAAAAGCGAGTGGCTACCGCGAGACTCGCTCATCAGGCTCGTCAGGAAATCAGGAAACGCCGGTAACCTTATAGCTGAAGTGTTTTCGCGACATACTTGGCATAAGTCGCGACTTCCGCTTGTGGCACTTTTCGGAAGTGCCGATCCTTCCGACGAAGGTCAGCTATCAGGGGTAGAGCGGAAGCGGCTCGGATAACCGCCGCCCGCAACAAGAGCACTCCCGGCCTTGGCCCCGCCTCGGCGGGGCTTTTTTTGCGTTGCCTGCTGCTCGCGAGCGCGCAGCCTGTCACTTTTCGCATATTGAAACTCGATGACACAAAAAAACCTGCTCCAGTTTTTCCAGAGCAGGTCAAGGATCATCACCCATGGGGCAGTGTGCTCTCCCCAATGCTGGCAATCATAGCACGGCGAAGTGTTTCGGCTATACAACCGCCACGATGTCACTTATTTTAACACTCCCGGTTCCTCGCGGTCGCTGGGGCCATCGCGAGCCACCTTGGGCCAAAGTGTGTGCGACCAAGGGCGAGGAAACCTTGTGCGGCGTCTCAAGCCGACCCTGCCTGCTGCCCCGAACTCTCACATCGCTGACCTGAAACCTGATCAACCAATAAGGGGATCAAGCGATGCCGAAAACATTTCCCATCATGATCGAAGTCGAAGAGATCGCGCTCGGCCCGGTGCTGCGGCGACTCAACGACATGCCTGGAATCGCGAAGCTGCATCTCGATCTCGGCCATGGCGGCCAAGGCGCGGGCAAGAAGCAGCTGGAGAAGCATGCCGCCGCAAAGCGCGGCAGCAATGGCGACAACCAGCAGGCGGCGGTCAAGCTGCTGATGAGCGGGCCGAAGCATATCCGCGAAATCAGCGAGGCAGTCGGCGGCGCGAAGACTCGGGCCTATGGCTTGATGACGCAGCTGCGCAAGCAGGGCCTCGCCGAGGCCGCGCCCGGAAAGGCGATGCATCAGCTCACCAAGAAGGCGATGGCGCAGCTCGGCGGCGCGCGGCCAGCCCTGCCAGCTCCTGAGATAAAGCATGGCCCTGCAGGCCGCGCCGCTCCGGGCTCGGGCAACATCGTATTGCGCGCGGCGCTCGGTGGCGGCCCATTGACGCCTTCCGATCTGCGCGAGCGCTTGGCCAAGCAAGGCATGTCGCCGAAGAGCGCCTCTGGCGTGCTGGAGCGCGCCAAGAAAGGCGGCCTCATCAAGAAAAACAGCACCGGCTATGAGCTGACCGCCAAGGGACAGAAGATCGAGCTGGGAGCACCCGCCAATGGCTAGAGGTTTTTTGCGAGTGTATCGCACGTACAATTACGTCGATAAGAATCCGGTCATCGACAAGGTCCGCACGCTGGTGCAGGGCGAAGGCCTCATCAGAAAGCTGAAGATCGTTCACGAAATATCGGGCGTTGCCACCGCTACGCTCGACAATTGGTTCAATGGCACCACGCGGAATCCGCAGCACGGCACCATCGCGGCGGTGATCACTTCGCTCGGTTATCACGAGGAGTTCGTCAAGGACAAGGAGATCGACATCGACAAGGAGCGCGAGATCGCGGCGGCGTGGTTCGAGAAGCAGGAGAAGATCAGGGCCAAGGCCCCGCCCGCCCGAACCAACGGCCACAGAAAGGCGAGGAGCAAGAAGCGATGAGCGAGCGCGAACTGCGCAGGATGCTCAACTATGCATCCGAGTTTTGTGACCGCCAGTTCGCCAAGAAAAAAGAGATAGCGCCGATGTGGCACGCGATCACTTCGGCGGGCGAGACGATCATCGAGCCGCACCCGACCTATCTCGGCAAGGACATGGCGGCGGCCATGATCCGCGCCTTCTTCGACATGCGGGATGTGGTGCGCTACGTCTACATTGGCGAAGCGTGGACGCTGAACCGAATGATCCGACCGGAAGAGCAGGAGGAAATTTTCCGCAAGGGACTCTCCGAGCATCCTGATCGCGTCGAAGTGGTGCAGATACAGGGCGAGGATCACGAGTACGGCCAGATCATCGCCTCGCGAGCCATCATCAGGCCGAGGATCGGCAAGCCGCATCTCGGCCCGCTGGAGATGATCAACGATCTGCCGTTCATCCCGCGTGGCGCGGCGGTGCAATCAGAGGGCCGCATGGTTGGCATGCTGCCGGTGCGAGGGACGCGACAATGACCTTTGTTCACAACCCGCCGAATGAACAGCTGCGCATCGATGAGGTCTGGCTGTTCATCTCGGTCGATGAAACAGGCGAAGGCGTATGCGCTGGCCCGCTGATGGGTCCGGGCACGCTGGTGCCGCTGATCGCCGCCGATCAGGCGCGCATGGAATCGCTGATCCCGGTCGCGCGTCAGATCGCAAGAGCGAGCGGCAAGCCGGTGAAGCTGATCAAGATGAGCGCCCGCACCGAGCTGATGACCATCGCGCCCTTCGGATCGAGGACGCAATGAGCAGCCCGGAAGACTTCATCTGCCTTGACTGCAAGGCGGCTGGGCGTTCGGGCTCATTCGCCACCGAGAGCGATTCACGCCGCGGCAGCGGCTTCGTTGTGTGCTGGGCACGCTCAGCAGCTTGGAGGTGAAAGTCCTCTGCCCAAGGCTTCATCTTCCGCCGAGGCCCGCGCGGCGGCTTGTCCGAGAACATCGAATGCGTCGGCTCTGCGCTCGTATCAATGTCGCGCGCTGGCATGGCCTGCTGATCAGCGCCGAGCGCATCCCCAACAACAGCGAATGGCACGAGGATATGTTCCCGAAGGTGCTGCAGTGAGCGATCTGCGCAGCATGATCATCGCGTGGATCAGAGAGCGCGGCCCCCGCTTCTGGGTGCTCGATGCCTTTCAACATCTGGTCAGCAACGGGGCCTCGCCCGATGATGCGATCAAGGCAATGGACTTGTTCGTGGACGAGATGATCGAAAAAAAGAAGGCGCAGCAGAGTGATGCAGCAGGCTGATCAAGGACCCATCATCGCCAAGCAATTCGGCGATCTGGCCGTGCTCGCGCACCCGCCTGCAAAGATGCTGAAGGCGCTGGCCGTGATCGCAGCACGCGCGCATCCGGCCTATGACGAATGCTCGGGCGTCGCGGCGGGCGGCTCGAAGGACAAGTGCCTGTTCATGTCGCTGGCGGTGCGCGACTTCCTTGTCGAGATCGGCTTCGCCGATGCCACGGTGCGCAGCTGCTTCCTGTACATCGCCGCCGATGATCTGGAGGGCAATCAGCTTTGGTCGGTCGGCATCGGTGCGCCTGGGCAAAGGCCGACCCCGGAAAAATTCAACGGCCATGCGGTCTGCACAGTGCCGTCGCTCTCGCTCCTCATCGACACCACCATCTATCAGGCGGTCAGGCCGCAGTGGTGCGGATCGGTCGGTGGCATGGCGGCCATCAGGTATCACAGGCCATGGCCAAGCCAGCTTATCCACGGGTGCCGGTCCATTGCCGGGGCCGAGACCGTGCTGCCTGATCGGCGCGTGATGGTGATGTGGCTGGACCGCCCCGAGGTGAACTGGAAGCGCGAGATCGACTTCCGGCAGAAGAACGAGCGCCGCCGTTACGTCACCAAGACGCTGCGCGAGGCCTTCGGCGAGTGGAGCGATCATGAACGATGAAGACCACGCAGCAGAGGCAACGGCGGCGGCTGATGAGCTGGTCGAGCTGATCAAGCCGGTGTTCGCTGGCCAGAGCCCAGAGGTCGTCGGCGCGGCCCTCGGCCAGCTGCTGGCGATCCTGATCGCCGGTCACCATCCGCTGATGCGCGACGAGGCAATGAAACTGGTGATCGACATGGCGCGCGATCTGGTGCCCATCGAGATCGAGGCCATGATCGACGCTGGTCAGATCGGTCCCGAGTGGAGAGAGGCAACCAAGCAATGAGCAATGCGGCGACTGCCAGCTCTGCTGCAAGCTGCTGCCGGTGCCGCCGCTGCAGAAGGCTGCGGGCGCGTGCTGCCGATTCCACAAGGGCTGCACGGTCTATCGTCGGCCCGAGATTCCACCCGAGTGCGCGATCTGGAACTGCCGCTGGCTGGTCAATGACGACACTGCCGATCTGCCGCGCCCTGATCGCGCGCATTACGTCATCGACATCGATCTGACCGTGATGGCTGGTCCACCAGATCGAACCTCCTAGTGCTCATCGGCGCGTCGGCTTCCGAAAAGAGCCCCTAAATGGCGATTTGTTGGCCTTCGAAGCAACGCCTCTGGTAGGCGGGTTCATGGCAGTATCCACGCTAAAGGCAAGCCCGGCTGCGGCGCGATTCATCCTCTCAACGGACGGGGGCAGACCTCGGAGAGAAGACCTTGGAAAGCGGCGAAATGCCCCCCGTCAAAAACGACCAAGTCTAGACTTGGATATGTCCAATTAAGCGCGCGTTAGCTGCACGCCTGAAATGGCCACAGACGTCCGGTCCCCGGCATGAGCCAATCTGACTATTGTGTCCTGCCGCCAAGGTAGCCATTATGGCTTTTTACCTAAAGTAGCAACATGCAATCCATATCAGCAAAGAGTGCGGAAATCTCAAAATCTGCCCGGCTGGCAAAGCCAACACTACCCCTACGACAGCAGACCCGCTAAAGGTCGGATGGGGCGGCGGCAATGACAAGCAAAAATCAAAATCCTGAACAGATCGCGCGTGACCAAATCGACTTCAAACTGGTCGAAGCGGGATGGTGTGTTCAGAATAAGGATGCTCTGGATTTTAACGCCGGACAAGGCGTCGCCGTCCGCGAATACCAGACAGACGCAGGCCCCGCCGACTATGTGCTGTTTGTAGACAGGCGCGCTGTCGGCGTCATCGAAGCCAAGCCCAAGGATTGGGGTCACAAGATCACAACGGTTGAAGAGCAATCAGCTGGGTATGCTGCCGCAAAGCTCAAGTGGGTCAACAACAACGAACCGTTGCCCTACATCTATGAGAGCACGGGGATTATCACCCGTTTCACAGATGGCCGGGACCCTCGCCCGCGCTCACGCGAGGTCTTTACGTTCCACCGCCCCGAAACTATGGCCGATTGGCTGTCCAAGCCCAAGCCACTCCGTGCCCGGCTGCACGATATCCCGGCACTGAATCATTCGGGCCTGCGCGACTGCCAAATCTCAGCAGTAGAAAAGCTGGAAAAGTCATTCCGGGAAGACCGGCCTCGCGCGCTTGTACAAATGGCAACGGGCTCCGGTAAAACCTTCACGGCTATCACCTCTGCCTATCGGCTGCTTAAGTACGCCGACGCAAAGCGCATCTTGTTCCTTGTGGACACCAAAAATCTAGGCGAGCAGGCAGAACAGGAATTCATGTCCTACCTGCCCAACGACGACAACAGAAAATTCACTGAACTCTACAATGTTCAGCGCCTCAAATCTCCCTTCATCGCGGGCAGCAGTCAGGTTTGCATCAGTACAATCCAGAGAATGTTTTCTATCCTCAAGGACGAGCCGCTTGATGAAGCAGCCGAGGAGGATAACCCGGCTGAGCGGCTGGTGCGTCCGAAAGATCCGGTGCCAGTCGTCTATAACAAGAAAATCCCTCCTGAATTCTTCGACTTCATCGTTATCGATGAATGTCACCGCTCGATCTACAATCTCTGGCGGCAGGTTCTCGAATATTTCGATGCCTACCTGATCGGCCTGACCGCCACGCCCGATAGCCGTACATACGGCTTCTTCCACAAAAACGTTGTCAGCGAATATGGCCACGAGCGAGCCGTGGCCGATGGCGTCAACGTCGGGAACGAGATCTACGCTATCGAAACCGAACTGACCAAGAAAGGCGCGAAGATCAAGGCAGCGCAGCAAGTCGAAAAGCGCGAGCGCATCACGCGGCAAAAGCGGTGGGAGCTACAGGACCAGGACGAGGTCTACTCAGCTATGCAACTCGACCGAGCTATCGTAAATCCGGATCAAATACGCACTGTGATCCGTACGTTCCACGACAAACTCCCCGAAATCTTTCCAGGACGAGAGGAGACACCGAAAACTCTCATTTTCGCCAAGACTGACAGCCATGCCGATGACATCATTCAGATCGTCCGCGAAGAGTTCGGTCAGGGCAATGACTTTTGCAAGAAGATCACCTATCAAGCTGCCGAGGACCCGAAATCCGTCCTCGCGCAGTTCCGCAACAACTACAACCCTCGCATTGCGGTGACGGTTGATATGATCGCCACTGGCACCGACGTAAAGCCGCTTGAGTGCCTGCTCTTCATGCGTGACGTGAAGAGCCGCAATTACTTCGAGCAGATGAAAGGGCGCGGCACGCGCACGTTGGATGCCGACAGCCTGAAGAAGGTCACACCCTCCGCGACAACCGCCAAGACCCACTATGTCATCGTCGATGCTGTGGGCGTGACGAAATCGCTCAAGACCGCGAGCCAGCCGCTTATCACCAAGCCGACTGTCCCCCTGAAGGACCTCGCGACCGGCGTTATGATGGGCGCGCGCGACGAGGATACTGTCAGCTCGCTAGCTGGACGTCTTGCACGTCTCAACAACGAACTTGACGAGAAAGATCAGGCTCGCATTAAGGAGGTGGCCGGGGGTGCAACACTGGCGGAGATCGTGCGTGGACTGTTTGATGCGATCGACGCTGACCGCATCGAAGAAGCCGCTACGGCAGCCACCGCCGGCGCAGAGCCGACTGATGCGCAGCGCGATCAAGCCCGCGATAAGCTCGTGGGGCAAGCTGCCAACGTCTTCACCGGCCCCCTGATCAACCTCCTCGACGGTATCCGCCGTGAAAAGGAGCAGACAATTGACCACGATAATCTCGACAGGTTGATCGAGGCGGGCTGGAGCGGCGATGCGAAAGACAACGCCGTGGCGATGACTAACGACTTTGCGTCGTATCTGGAAGAGCATCGGGATCAGGTCGAGGCACTGACCATCTTTTTCACCCAACCGGCGCGTAGATCGCAAATTACCTACGCAATGATCAAGGCGCTATTGGACGCCCTCAAGACAGATCGGCCGAAGCTCGCGCCGCTGCGCGTCTGGCGCGCCTATGCGCTCCTCGATGAGTACAAGGGAGCGGACCCGGCAAATGAGCTGACAGCACTTGTGGCTCTCATTCGCCGCGTTTGCGGCATCGATGAGAAGATTGCGCCCTTTCCCGACATTGTACGGCGCAACTTTCAGAGTTGGATTCTGAAACGCCACAGCGGCGCAGGCGAGAAGTTCACGGGCGAGCAGCTCGAATGGCTGCACATGATCCGTGACCACATCACGGCGTCAATCCACATCGATCGTGATGATCTCGATATGGCTCCCTTCGGCGGCAAGGGAGGGCTCGGCAAAATGTACCAACTATTCGGAGATCAGATGGACGACGTTATTAGAGAAATGAACGAGGCTCTGGCGGCATGAGCGATCCTGAAATCCTCATTCTGCCAGCGTCCTGGGCATTATCGCGCGTCGGTGATGTCGCCGTGATCAATCCTAAGCTTGTCAAAACTGATCTTGTTGATTCACTAGAAGTCTCGTTCGTCCCTATGCCCGCTGTCCAGGCAGGGACGGGGGAGATCGACGTCACGCTGACACGCCAGTTTGGGGAAGTTAAAGCGGGCTATACTGCTTTTCGCGAGGGCGATGTCCTGTTCGCGAAAATCACTCCTTGCATGGAAAATGGCAAAATGGCCGTTGTCCCGAAAGTCTGCAACGGTCTCGCTTTTGGTTCGACGGAGTTTCATGTCCTGCGCCCCCATAGTGGCATTAATGCGCGTTACATTTATCATTTCGTATCATCACAGCGTTTCCGGTACGATGCCGAACATAATATGACTGGTGCCGTTGGTCAGCGACGTGTCCCGACCATATACCTCTCCGACCATCTCATACCAATACCTCCCAGCGACGAGCAGATTCGCATCGTCGCAAAGATCGAGGAACTGTTCTCTGAACTGGACAATGGCGTTGAGAGTCTCACGACGGCCCGCAAGCAACTCAAGGTGTATCGCCAGGCCGTCCTCAAACACGCATTTGAGGGCAAGCTAACGGCGGACTGGAGGCAGACAAATCGCACCAGAAGTGAATCAATCCAGCAAAGAACCGAAAAGCTGGAGCACTCTAGACGGAAGGCGTGGAGCGACCCAAAAAACACATTTAGGCGCGGCCAGTATAAGCCGCCCGCACCGTACGACGATCAAGACGTGCCGCAAGTGCCGAATGATTGGGCGCTCGTCAGTATGGACGCGCTGACATTCCATACGACGAGCGGTTCTCGCGACTGGAGTCAATACTATGATCGAGGAGACGCGACTTTTATTATGGCTCAGAATGTCCGTCCGGGACTATATGACCCGAGCTTTACCCAAAAAATCGATCCCCCGATAAACGGTCCGGACTCGGAGAGAACCCGCGCTGCGTTGGATGACCTTCTCGTAACGATCGTTGGAGCCAACACAGGCAATCTCTGTCGTTTCGACATAGACTCGACGTCGCATTACGTGTGCCAAAGCGTTGCCTTAATGAGGCCCGTATTCCCCGAGCTTGCCCGTTTCTTAGAACTATATTTTCAAGCAGAAACGGGAGGGCTTCGACAATATAAGCGCTACATCTATGGTGCGGGACGGCCACACCTTAGCTTTGACCAAATTAAACAGACAGTTGCGCCGCTACCTGATTTGCAAGAAGCAGAGCTGATAGTCGAGCGCGTCAGTGCGATTGTTTCCCAGATTGAAGCACTTGAAGACACCTTCGACGACGAGGTCGCAAGGGCAGACGTACTCCGGCAAGCCATCCTGAAGAAGGCGTTCTCTGGCCAACTCGTGGCGCAGGATCCGAACGAGGAGCCCGCATCGGTACTGCTGCAGCGGATCAGGGCTGAAAAGGAAGACGGCGACAGTGGCCGGAAGAAGAACAACAGGAACGGCAAGAAGGAGGCCGCATGAGCAGCGCACCCATCGTCTCGAAGGTATGGGGCTTTTGTAATACGCTGCGCGATGATGGCGTCGGCTATGGCGACTATCTGGAGCAGCTCACCTACCTTATCTTCCTCAAGATGGCGGATGAGTACGCGAAACCACCGTACAAGCGCGACGTCGGCATACCAAAAAAGTACACATGGCCGATCCTGAAAGTAAAGCGTGGAGCGGAGCTGGAGGGCCACTACATCGAATTGCTGCGTGAGCTTGGCAAGCGTAAGGACGTGCTCGGACAGATTTTCACGAAGTCGCAGAATAAGATTCAAGACCCCGCCAAGCTCTACCGTCTCATCGACATGATCGATGAAGTGCAGTGGCTTACGATGGGAGCAGATGTCAAAGGTGACATTTACGAAGGCCTGCTAGAGAAGAACGCCGAAGACACCAAGTCAGGCGCTGGACAGTATTTCACGCCGCGTGCGCTGATCCGCGCAATGGTGGAATGTGTCCGACCTGGGCCAGGCAAGACCATCGCCGACCCTGCCTGCGGTACAGGCGGCTTCTTTCTTGCTTGCTATGACTTCCTGACGAACCCAGAGAATTATGAGCTCGACAAGACGCAAAAAGCGCAGCTGAAACGTAAAACATTCTACGGCAACGAAATCGTCGCCAACACGCGCCGCCTCTGCCTAATGAATATGTTTCTCCACAATATCGGCGAAATAGATGGCGACGTACTGATTTCGCCGAACGATGCTTTGGTAGCCGCAAGCGGGCAGAGCTTTGACTACGTGCTGGCCAATCCGCCGTTCGGAAAGAAAAGCTCGATGAGCTTCACCAACGATGAAGGCGAGGAGGAAACGGACGACCTTACCTATAATCGCCAGGATTTTTGGGCGACGACTTCAAACAAGCAGCTGAATTTCGTGCAACATATTCGCTCGATGCTCAAGACGACCGGTCGCGCCGCCGTGGTTGTACCAGACAACGTGCTTTTCGAAGGTGGTGCGGGAGAGACGGTTCGTCAGAATCTGCTGAAAACTTCTGAGCTACACACTATTTTACGTTTACCGACAGGTATTTTTTACGCAAACGGCGTTAAGGCGAATGTGCTCTTCTTCGATAACCATGAAGCTAGCAAGACTCCTTGGACGAAAGCGGTTTGGTATTACGATTACCGCACTAACATTCATCACACTTTAAAGAAAAAGCCACTGCGTTTCGAAGACCTCGCCGACTTTATCAATTGCTATAATCCAATAAACCGGCAGAAGCGCAAGGCTACTTGGCACCCCGACAAGACCCCTGAAGGACGTTGGCGCAAGTTTACTTACGAAGAGCTGATCGCCCGTGACAAGACCAGCCTCGATGTATTTTGGCTAAAAGACAAAAGCCTCACCGACTTTGACAACCTGCCAGAACCGGATGAACTCGCAGAGGATATAATCGAGAATCTTGAAGCTGGCCTGACGAACTTCCGTCAGGTGTTAGCAGCCTTGAGCAAGGTTGCTTGACGGAGATATCCGTTTTGTAACGCACTCTCGGCAAGTCGAAGCACGACACCTCGTGTCCCGCGATGGGCTCGGTGTGGACACTATGAGATCGTTGTGGAAGAGGTAGGCCGCAGTCGATTGGTGGTAGTAGAAAGTCCGGTAACGCTCCTTAGAGGCAGACTGCAATGGAAAATACCGAAGATGCCGTAACGCTAGGTCCAATAGAAGTCTCGCATCCTCACTTAGAAGCCTTCACGGATTTTTTGAAGGAGTTCAACAAGGAGACGGAGAGGGGCTCAGCGCTTTCTGCAACAGCGTTTATCGATAGTCTGCTCGAACGGACACTGATTGCCTTTCTCATTCCAAACGATAGCGGGAGGGCGTTAACCAGCGGCTTCAACGCACCATTGGGTACATTCGCTTCACGGATAGTCGCATGTCACGCAATGGGTCTGATTTCAGAAGCTGAATTCAAGGAATGCCAGATACTTCGGAAGGTGCGGAACGAATTCGCTCATAAGGTCAAAATGTCCTTTGACGATCCGAAAGTGCAGGGTCTCTGTTCTGGACTGAGTGAGTACGGCCGATGGGATGATGGCATGCCAGTCCTGCCGAGAGTTAAATTCACCATGTCAGCGGTAGCTATAATCGTAAACCTGACAAACCGACCTCACTACGTAGGCCAGAAAGCGCTTAAGTACGAAAATTGGCACAGATAGCTGCGCCCAACGATCTCCACGACACCCTTCGACGAATTGGTCATATAACCGCATCTTTGACCCGGCTCGGCTCGATGTCGAGATCAAGGATCGCTTTGGGAATCCAGTGATCCTGCGCGAATGGTTCCTCGTGCCGCTGTTCGTGGTCAACGAAGCAGTTGATCGGATCAAGGATGGAAGTGTTACCGATTACGTATACGACACCGACGCAGCGACATTGGTCCGCGTGAAAGCCTAACGCTCGGTTTGGATAGCAAATACATTCGACACGACTGCGCGTGCCGCTCGGCGGGCACCACGATCTCGCCAGTGGTTACGTTGACAACCCGATATCCAAGAAGGCTGCCAATCCGCCGTGGTCTCGGTGGCCGGTGCATCGGTCCCTGCTGAACGCGAGAGGGATCTCGCTCGTCTGCAGGCGCTGAGCTGCAGAGACCAGCATGCCCATCGACTTTGTTGGCGATTGCTGCGCGCAGGTCTTTCTCTCAGATTTGTGTCCAGCAGTCTCAAGAAGTTGTGCTTTCGCCACTGTTGCTCTTTGCCCCAGCTTCGGTGCTTCCTTCTTTCTGGGCGAGAAAATTCAGCGTTCCTTGCCGGAGGGTAGAAAACTTTCCGACGAACAGGTTGAGGTCGATGTTCTGCCACGGCATGGCTGTCGCGAGAATGATTTGGTGTTCGACGGGGGCTGTCGCGGAAATCTCAATGACTTGCCTCTGAAAGTTATGGCTGCGCTCCTGCTCCATTCCCTTGTCCTCCGTAATATCGATCATGAGGAAGCGCGGGTGGCGGAACATCGGATCATTAAGAGCCGCGTTCAAGAAACCCATAAGGAAGGCCGTCTTTAAGACCACGCGAGAGCTGGCCGAGAAATAGGTGTGATCGTCTACCGTGATGGAGTTCTTGGCGAAAGAGAATTCGACGCGTTTGGGGTCGCCGAAAGAATCTTGGCGCCTCAAGTCTCCGCGGAGTATCTTGATTATGTTTTTCGCAATACTTGCCTTTGCGGTCCGCAGGCGATCGGTCTGGCTGAGCTGCAGTGCGCTGATGCGAGCCCCAAGCGCCTGAATTTCTTCATCCAGCTTTGCCTTCTTTTCGGATAGGTCACCAATCTTGTTAGCCAGTCTGACCTGTCTTTCGATGTCTTCAATGGACTTGTCTGTGTAACCAAGCTTGCGCTGGAGCGCGCGTATCTCTTCGCGGGCCTTCGATGTAGGTATGGCGCTTAGGTCTGCAAGCTCCTTTGATTTCAGTCGCCAGGTGCTCTGTAGCGAGCTTAGCTGAGCTTGATGAAGCTTGAGACGTTCTGCCCTGATGTCCTGTAAACGCTCGGATTGTTTAATTTGGATCGAAAGCTCGTTGATGAGTCCTACGACTCGGTCGCGCGCGCGCTCCGAATCGAGCGGCGTCTTGCAAAGGTGACACGCCGCGACTTCGTCACTCTGCTCAAGGATCTCGGCGTAGCACGCAGGGCAGGTACCAAAATGGATCGCACGAACAACTTTGGCAGCAAGGTTCGCATCTCTCAGGGCTTCGAGGCGAGCTTGCAGCGTGTTGATGAAAGCGGTGGAGTCCGAGATATCGAACTCTATGGCATCCACCTCAGACTGCTTGTCCCGAATGTTTCCTTGAAGCTTTTGGACCTCCTGGTAGAGGTCCTTCTGCGCCTGAAGCGTGATCCGGTCTGATGATCGATTGGCATAGAATGCCTCCTCAGCGACGGATAGTTGAGAAGTTAGGATATCCCGTTCCTCAATCAAGCTCTTGCTTCGCTGCTCGATCCAGTTGAGGTCCATACTTCCGTCATCGCCTCCGACGACGCGAAATATACTGCGAAGTTCGGCTGTCGCCTCGGTCAAGTCCCGCTCTTTAGTTTTCTTCAGCTGTTGAAGCTCGTAAATTTGGGTGTCGAAGGCTCCGCACAGAAGATTTCCGACTGCCTCGCGCAAATTTTCTGGATCATACCCTTCAAATCGAAACAGGCTATCGGTTGGCGAAAGCTGATCGGCGTACAAGAGCCGCAAGACCTGATGAATGGTAAGGTTCGATGTTCCTTCGACCGCGACATCCGGCATGTCGAGGAGGCGGAAAATCGCTTGGGAAAAGCTCTCTAGGTTCTTCTGGCGGGCGTAGGGGTATCGGTTCCACGCTTCGATCGGTGCTGCCACAGCCTGCGAATAGCTACCGCCGAATATCTCCATCGAGGACTGAGATGAGGCATCAATCTTGCGGCGAAGCACCGCCGGGTTTCCATTGAACTCGGCCTCTACCCAAACATGATCGCAAAGCAATGCATGTTCGCTCCAGTCGGTGCGACTAAGGTCTCCGCCAAGGCCATAGAAGATAAAATTCAAAATAGTGGATTTGCCGGAGGAGTTATCGCCTCGGATGATATTGACGCCGGTATGAAATACCTCGTCATATGCAATCGCAGCACCGCGCTTTACGACCAGCCTCTTGATGATAAGACAAGGATCAAACCGAGTCATATCTATACTCCAGAAGTCCTGTGCGATCCTTCAATCCATCGCGGCCGCCGAGGGTATATCGGGCCTTGATCTGGCAAAGTATGTTCATAATGTCGGCCATGCGCGCATTCAGTGTGCTGCAGCGCGCAGCTAATAAAGTCGGCAGCTCGAGCGCGGTAAATGCTACCTCGTCCGTTTCCCAGGCCTCAGCGGATAGATGGCCGCTTTGGATGAGGCTGGCTGCAGCGGCACGCTGAAACAGTTCCATTCTTGCAAAAATCGAATTGTCATCAGGCATTGCGCCGTAGGGCGCCCTATCTCCATAAGAGCGACTGATCTTCCGCCAACCCGTATCTTCAGAATGAAGCCTGATCGCCTGAAGGCGAAAGGGAAACAGCAGATAGAAGTCAAGGATGCGCAGCATGTCGAAGGGCATTCTTTTGTGAAATTGGCACGCAACGTTCAGCCGAATGAATCTGAATGCAGCGTGGTAGGCATCGAATGCCTCGTTGTAGGTGAGCTGGGTCATGGCTGGACCGCGCTGTGGTGCCATCTAATGAAGCATTGTTCGGCGAGCCAGTAGATCATACCCTGGACAAGGTTGTGGTTTACCGACATGAGTTCACTGCCGCACTCTTCAACGATTGGATTTGCGATTCTCTCGATCACAAGTGCGTTGATCTCCTCTGGAGTCTTCCGTGGAATCTGGCCGTAGATGACATGCGTGAACTCGGTCTCGGCCTTCGCTAGGATGTGCACGAAGATCTGCTGAGCTGATGAGTATAGAGACCAACGCTGCAATAGCTTGGCGAACATCTCCTTTTTTTCGATGGCATCATCGTAATATTGCGATCTTCCGCTGGCTTCCAACTTTGCCTGCAGACCTGCGACGCCATCTGGGGCGCGTCGGATGTGATAGCGAGCAAGCTCATCGATGATCGTTTGCGTCTGTTCATTGCAGTCGTACTGCTCCTTGAGACGCTGGAGCAGCCTCTCAATCATGCCCTTTTTGGTTTCGACGATTATCTTTACTTTGTCGCGAGCAACTATATCGCCATGAGCGTGAGCACCCTGCTGGCTGGAGATCGTGCTGTGGCCGGTGGCGATGTTCATGCGTGTCGTCGTACCAGCACCAAGCTAGTGCTTGTCTCGCCCGACAATGTCTCCTCCAGCACGCGCACGCGATTGATCAGTCGCTGTCCCTTGCCGGTCCGCACGAACATTTTTTGTAAGCTGAAACGTCAACAGCGCTCCGCCCACTGCACCGGTCAGCAAGCCGCCCAAGAAATTCCACAGGTCAAAACTCATTGCGATTCCCCCAGCCTGAAACAACCATTGCCTGCCTTTTTTGAACGTCGCAACCGTTTAAGTTGTGCACTGGCGTTAGCCTAACTCTAGAGGTGTTATAATACCTCGGCCGGGTTCATCTCGACGCAGGAAATCAGGGCGACGTCAGCAGTCATTCGGGCAGTCCCCAGTTTCGGTCAGCATCGTTGCGGCGATTGGCGCTTGTGCTTCTAGGCGGCCAAGCGTGCCGTGCAGAACCGCCGACAGCAAAAAGCGCGCCCCGGTGTCAATCGGGGGCGGGCTTCAACTTTTTTGAAATTAAATCAGGCGGCGATGGGCATCACCGGCGCGTCGTCGAGCGGCAAGCCTACCGGCCGGATCAATGCGACCGCTGGGACATCGTCCAGCGTGTCACTTCCCGGCTTTCGCTCGGGAATTGCTATTCGACCCTGGTTGATATCAATTGAACCCGGTGTATGCTTCATCGATTGTCCCGCAGGACGGGAGACAGCCGCCATGGTAGACAGCATCTGGCCGCCATTAATAACCGGCATGTTTACTATCGGCGGAGTAGTGATCGGGCTTGGATGGAACGCACTGCAAACACCCAAAACAGAGGAGCGTTTGCGTCGGAACACTCGTATTGCACTCCGCACCTCGTTGTGGGCAGAGCTCACCAGTCTGGCCAAAGTGATGAGCGATGAGATCAAGTGGATTCAGAACAACGACTTTACTTGGGTTCCGCTTGTAGAAAGCTTCAAGATCTATTTGGCCAATGTCGCGAACCTTGGATTGCTCACTCCTCCCGAGGCAGAGAAGATCACTGAGGCATATTACCAATACCAAGAGAGTGCGGGGTACGTAGCCAAGTATGCGATTCGCGCCAGGCGCCGGAAAATTGCAAAGAATCAGCCCGAAACGCCGACGATTGGTAGACTTATCGAGTTTGACTTCACGACTGAAGCCGGCGCCGGCACGAAACAGGACGTGATAAACGCGCTCACCGAAATCGTCTCCAAGGCGAATGACGCCGTTCGAGAACTCGAACTGCAACTGAAGCCCCAAGCGGCCAAGCTGCCGGCTTATGCGGTAGCGGAAATCGATGTCAAAGATCAGGACGGTTACGCGAAGGACTTTCTGCCCAAGGCGCAAGCCAAGCAGGAATTGTTGTCTGACACGCAAGCACCGCGACCAACGGTGTTACAAGCAGCTTTTGCCGCTGGATTGATAGCTTTCCTGATAAACAAGATCGTAGGATCACCATTCGACGACACGCTGGTGTTCGCTGGTGTGATCTTGGCTTGGCTTGCTCTCGGCACACTCTGGATCGCAAAAACTCGTGTACCAACGTCCCACAACCTCTAGGGGGCTTGGATGTCCAACGAAATAGGCTTGGGTGGCGACAGCCTTAATTTGATAAAGGAATTATTTGGGAGCAAGTTCACGACTAGAGGTGATCTGGCAACGGTCCTTATAGCTGCGCCCGTAGGCTTTGCTGCCGATATCGTTTTGACGCTCGGCGGTGTAATATCGCCGGGCACGTTTTCACTACTCACGGCAAGTGCTGCGTTAGGCGCAAAGAATGCCATTCAGGCTGGGATCGAGAAAAGGAAAGAGCGACGCAGCAGGAGGCCTACGATCCCAATCGAGCAAAGGGCGAGAACAACGATAGATTTGATGAGGGAAAATGGTTTGGAAGCAGAGGCTCGCGCAATTGAAACAGAGTTGCAATTGTATAAGAAGGGGGTGGAGGCTACTGATAAAGACCTTAATGCGGCCATTGAAAGAGCGACTAACGCATATCGGCAAAAACTGGGACATCCGGCCTAACAATATTCCTCCTACCGTGGCGCAACACAACGCCCGGCTTGCTTTACGATGGATGCAGCTTTGAAGATTGAGATGCGCGAGATGATTGAATGAACGATGTTGCGCCGCACGTTTGGCCCATCGCGTCATTTGCGTCATTTCGCTGCTGCACAGCAAACGCGTCGCTTTCGGACCAAAGCGGACTCAGCTTCAGTGCAACGGTTTTCTAGTCATCCCGCCTTATGCGGCCTGTCCCAAAAATATTCCCGATGCCCCATCTCGCGCTCGGCGTAGTCGTCGATCGCGGGACTTGATCGCTTCGATCAGGATCAAGCTGCCAGGCACGCTCATGCGGCAAATCACTTCGGCGGCTCAACGGCGAGGAAGTCGGTGTCAACTTCCTCAAGACGGGGAAGCAGAAACGCCGCGCTGAGCCAGAACCTCACGTTGAGTGAAGCAACGGACATCTCGTCAAACCAGCCGCAACGCCAGCTGCCGGCCACCGCGGTTCTCGTGCCGTTCGACGAATTCCGCTATATTCCACGGCACGTCGCTGCCCTGCAAGTCGCAGCGCCGACGCAGTTCCTGAGCGACTTCGGCCGACACGTCACGCGACCAGCCTTCCCACGGGTTGAAGCCAAAGACGCCGATCGGATTATAGTATTGTCCGTGCAGCAGGTCATGGATCACGGTTTCCAGATCGGTCTCATCAATGCTGGTTTCGCGCCAGACGCGGCCGAGCCGGGCTAGATCGTCCACCACTAGGTAGACAGTTTGACCTTCGTCCGTCGGTACGATCGACGGTGTCCAGCCGGACTGACGCATCACACAACTCCACGCCGTCAGGTCTCAAAGCCGGACCGGGTGGATTCGTTCCGATCAGGCGAACAGATCAGCGCCGGCCGGGTGAACTTCGCACCCTGGGCCTCTCCGGGTGGGCCTCGCGGTAAGGAGCCTCGCCCAATGGAAAGCCGGCATTTAGGGGGCTGTTTGGACTGCGAGCAGGTGGCAAAGGTTGTGGATCGTGGGTACCCGCATAGGCCGAAAGTATGGACTACTTCGCTAAGAATGCTGATAGAGAGGTTGCATAGAACAAAAAGATTATCTTTTGGGTTGTGGGGGCGAAATGAGTGAAGCGTGGCAGGAGGCGTACGAAGCACGCTTCGCAAATTCCGAATTTGGCGAGGACGCTATTGGTCTCTTCGCCCTTGGTCTTCAGTTCGGTTTGGATGACCTGGACACGCTCGGGGCGGACATCGTTACCGGGGGCTCAAACGATAAGAAATGCGACCTAATTTATCTCGACGTTGAGGAAGGCCGCTGCGTAATAGCGCAATGCTATATTTCATCGAAAGCCAGGCCGTCTGCTCCTGCGAATAAAGCGTCAGATTTGAACACCGCGATATCGTGGCTGATGAACTCTCAGATTGAAAAACTGCCAATCGCTCTGCGCGGCAGTGCGGCTGATCTTCGCGCAGCGATCAAAGACGGTAAATTGCGTGAAATCTACGTGTGGTACGTTCACAACCTGCCCGAGAGCAAGAACGTTGCCGAAGAAATGACTGCCGTGGAGCATACAGCGAACGTCGCGATAAGGAGCATTTCTGCCAAGTCAGGCGTTCGAGTTTTAGCAAGAGAATTCGGAACAAAGCACTTCGCCAGACTCTATCGAGAAAGCGGTTCACCGATCCTTGTGAACAAGAATATCGAAACCAAGGTGCAAACCGGTTTTCGGGTAAGCGGCCAAGATTGGTCGGCATATCAGACCTTTCTTCCTGGCCGGTTTTTCTACGATCTGTACCAGAAGCATGGCACCGATCTTTTTAGCGCCAATGTCCGCGATTATCTCGGCTCGCGAGCTAGCGATTCCAACATCAACAATGGGATCAAAGAAACCGCGGAAAGTGAGCCCGACCATTTTTGGGTTTTTAACAACGGCGTGACCGCATTGGTAAATGGGCTCACTTCCCGCACCCTGAAGGGTAGCATCAGGCTATCAATTCAAGGCATTTCCATCGTCAATGGTGCACAGACCACGGGTGCTATCGGCTCGCTTGCCAAGAGTCCGAGCCGTGACATGATCGTGCCGGTGCGATTCATCTGGACGAAAAATGAAGGTTTGGTGGAAGACATCATCAAATACAATAACAGTCAGAACAAAATTTCCGCGTCTGACTTTCGAAGTACCGACCCTATTCAGAAGCGACTAAAAGCCGAGTTCATAAAGATTCCCGATACTGAATATGAGGGAGGAAGGCGCGGCGGGGCCAGCGATATAATCAAGCGCCGGCCAAATTTGCTTCCGTCATACACCGTTGGTCAAGCCCTTGCGGCTTTCCACGGAGATCCTGTTCTTGCGTATAATCGCAAATCTGACATTTGGGTCAACGACAGAAACTATTCGAGTTACTTCAAAGAAGAGACGACGGCAAAACACATCGTGTACGTCTATTCTCTCTACAAAGCGGTTGGCAGGAAGAAACTAGATCTCGTCACAAAAACCAAGGGTGGAGACGACCTTACAAAAATAGAGGTCGAACAACTGGAATTTCTAGAAAAGAAGGGGGCCATCCTTCTGACATGCGCTGCGGTAGCAGATTGTCTAGAAATTGTCCTGGGTCGGGCCATACCAAACAAGTTTCGATTGTCCTTTAGCGAGAAAATGTCCCCAAAGAATGCAGAGGACTTATGGTTGGATTTGCTTCAACCCCTTTTTGCCCTGATAACCACTTTGGATGCGGCTTTTCAGTCCAATCGCGTGAACACAGAGTTGGCGAAACGAACCATCCCTTCGTTTCGAAACGTGGCGGCTGCCGTGAGTGAGCCAAATAAGGGCATTTTCAGCAGGTTCGCAGCTAAGACAAAATTCGACTAAAGCGTTCAGGGCGGAGCGTGGTCAATCAACAGCCCCGCATAGATCGCTTGCGCCTGACGACACTGCGCTTTTCGGCGCGATCGAGGGCGTTCAGCGGACTTACGCATTACGAACTCCAACGCTAGAGACCAGGACTCAAGCCGGAGCAAAGGGCGATTCGTTCCGATCAGGCGAACAGCTCCGCGCCGGCTTGCGTGAACTTCACGTAAGTGCCGGATCGATGGATCTCCAGCCATCCGCGATCGATCGCCGTCTGCAACCCTGCGACATATTCGTCGGCGCTGCCGCCGGACTGTAAGAACGGCCAGTTGATCTTTTCGATATGGATGCGGCCGTCCTGGATGGCTTCGACCGAGTTGGCGATCTCGATCAGCTTGCGGGCGGCTTTTTCCGGGTCGGCATAGGGGCGCTCGATGGCGAACTTCATGCCGCAGCCTTGTCTTCCTTGTCGGCCCCCCGCGCCACGATCATCAACCGGTCATCCGGCAGCGGCCGTTGCAAAGCCTTCGCCTCGTCCCACGGCGCTCTTATCCACACGTCGCGCTCTTCGTCTGTGGTGAGGATCACGGCCTCCGTCCAGATGCCGGCAAACGCCGTCAGTGGCCGATCGTCATTCAAGGCAAACCATACCACATCCTTTTTCTTAGTCTCCGGGTTCGGCTCTGGCGCGTATTCGGCGAAGCTATTGAAAGGCACCAAACACCGGTTCTCCGGTCGCAGCCAACCCCGCCATCGGTTCTGGTCATCAGGCTCCATCCAGTCATTTCTTGTTTGCCGTCCGCCCCTTGATCGACAGCCCCAAACGGGCCGCTTTCTTTATGATGAAGGCCCGGCGCCAGCCTTAGCGTCAGCTGGCGATCCGGGCCGATGTGGCTTTCGATAAATCCCTCTAGCCGGTCTGGCAGCGCGCAGCCTTCGAGGGAAAAGCGGCGCAGAACCTCGGTGGCAACCGCGTGGGAAACGTCCTCGCAGCGTTGGGTCTCGGGGTTGAGCATCACCACCCGCAAGGGGTCGCTGTACTCGCCGACCATCATGTTCGTGACGATGGTTTCAAAGTCGGCGCGGTCGAGATCGGTTTCGAGAAACGACGGCCCGGTGCGAAAGCCACATATGACGATGTGGTAATCCTGATCGGGCACCCCCGGAACAATTGATGGCATCCACTCACGCATACGCCACTCCCGCCGTACGGCCACAGGCTACACCGGGAGCGCCGGGTTGGGGACTCGCATTTTGTGCTGGGCAGTCTATCTGCAACCTATGCAGAAAGGATTGGAATTTGCCCTGCCGGTGAAGGCCCCGAAGGTCCCGGCTGGCCCGGACTGGCTCCACGAGATCAAGCACGATGGCTACCGGATGATGGTGATCCGCGAGCAGAAATCGGTGCGCCTGATCACCAAGGGCGGGCTCGATTGGTCGAAGCGGTTCCCGTTGATAGTCGAGGCTGCGCTGAAGCTGCGGCACGAGCAGTTCGTGCTCGATGGCGAGGTTGTGCTGCTCGGTGTCGATGGCAGGTCTGACTTCGATGGGCTGCATTCTCGCAAGTACGACGCCGAGGTCCAGTTCTACGCCTTCGATCTGCTGGCCGCTGGCGGCGACGATCACCGCAAACTGCCGCTGTTCCTGCGCAAGCAAAACCTCGCGGCGCTGCTGGCCCGCCGATCCGATGGAATCCATGCTGCTCCGTTTGAGCAAGGCGAGATCGGCCCCGATCTGTTTCGTCATGCCTGCCTGATGGGGCTGGAGGGTCTGGTGTCGAAGCATCACGAGCGCGCCTATGGTGCAGGCCGTTGCACGCATTGGATCAAGGTCAAGAACCCGAAGCACCCAGCCTATCGGCGCGTGCAGGATCAGTTCTGACGCCACGGGAGTCCGCTATGCCCCAATAGCGACCAAATTCCGCAGCGCCGCGAAATGACGCGGATGTGCCAGAAGCAGACTAGCAAGATGTTGCAAGGCACAAGCAATAAATCGCGGGCTCCCAGGGGCGTAATTGAAGCGCCTTAGGCAAGCCAGCAAACCGCGTATAGCCCGATGGAGGTGCCGATTATGAAGCAACCCCATGAAAGCACCGCGCCCATCAGAGAGGCGGTTAGGAGCATTAGCCCGTCAACCCCTCGGTTTAGTGCCTCCGAAGGAACTTTTGAAAGATCGGTATGCGGCACCACGTATTGATCAAGAAAGCTGGTGGCGACCAACAAGCCCGAGATGTAGGCCCCGATCGATAATGCAAAGACAAGCAAACCCACGAAGAAAAATATCGCAGATGCCTTCAGTGGAGCATGAAGTTCTGCCCGGGATGCAAAATAATACAGGCCCGCTATCGAGCCTAGTAAGCCCGCGCCGTTACCGGTGCCGATCAATTTGAGCGCGTCGAACAACAACGAAAAGCGGGCCGCTGGCGTGAAGATTGGGGCTTCGCCGCCTGATGTGCCGGGGCCGGCCCCCTGCGCAGTCCACCATTTCTCAAAGTTCCGCATGGAACGGTCGCGCAGGGTCACAGCATCGTCCCTAAAAAAGTTTGAGCCTAGCAGCGAAGATCAACCTCCGTGAGTCTAGGCCACGCAGCGAATCGCGTGCAAGCCCATTCCCAATAAAGTTCAGCATGTATCTCGGAGTATCAGCCCGTACCAACCGGACCCAGACAGGACCCGTGCAGGCCGTCTCCCGCATAACCTATTGAAATCAGGACACCTTGCTGGAGTGCTCAAGGCCGTGCAAAGGCGGCGCTTTCCAGTGGTTGCAAGCCCCACCCGCCAACCGCTCCAGCCGGAAGCAATCGGAGCAGTCATGGAGGTAACGAAGTGGCTGAAGCCTTCGATTAGCGTGTCACGAATTGGTGACAGCGCGAGTGTGCAGGCCGCAACGCGGATGGCGTCGAGATCGGTCGAGACCATCAGATGCTCGGTCGGCTGCGCGCCGCCGGCCCCGACCAGCGAGAGCCGCGCGACGAAATTGCTCGGGCAGTCCGCTGGCCCGTCATAGATCGTCCAGAGCTGCAGCCGCGCTTCCTCGGGGCCTGGTATGCCGCGCCCGTTTGATCTCGTTCATCGCCTGCACCTCCACGATAGATGCCGCCCGATATGGAAATAGCGGCGGCCCTTGCTGCCGCATACGCGATCCGCATGACGCTCGGCATGCAGTGGGCTGATCTGGCTTTGCTTGGACTGATCTGGCTTTGTTTGGGCATCTTCAGCCATGCGCGCTTGCTGCATAGCTGGGGCTGGAGCCTGCCAGCGCTGCTCGAAAGCCAGCTCTGGGGAGATCGGGATGGTGCGGATCATCACCGCAAATGGCTTTGGCGGATCGATAGCCGCAGGCGCTGGTGCGTTTTTTTGATCGAGCTGGGCTAAGACAGCGCCGACCATCCACGCAACCCACAGGGCTCCTGAAGCGATGGCCAGCTTGGTCGGGAATACGGGTTGCAGCAGCGGATGCATTCTCAATGCCTACCGCGCCCCAGCTGCTTCAGATGATGGCAACAAAAAACCCGCCCCAGATCAACCGGGGCGAGCAAATTTTTTTTAAGATGATGTCACTTTCCGCATATTGTCAGGCGGCCCGCCGCAGCTCCTCCTGCGCTGCAGCAGGCTCGGCGACGATGCGCCTGATCTCATCGGCCAGCTTTTGCAGGGCCTCGCGCTTCTCGCCGATGCGCAGGTCCTGATCGTAATGCTTGCCGGTGATCGCTGCGACCGCGCCATGCTCGTCACTCTTCACGGTGTGATCGAGGCAGAGCGAGATGATCGAGCGCGGCACCTTGAGGCCGCCTAGCAGGCTCGCCGCTGATCTTCGCAAGTCATGCGGCGTGAACGGCTTCAGCCCGAGTTGCTCGCAAAGGCCGATGGTTCTTGTGATCCGCTTTCCGTTCCTGATCCGGCACGTGCCGCGCAGCGCGTTCGCCATCGCGCTGCGAGCGAGCGGCGCATCGCCGAAGCGGCCCGTGAACAGCCAAGGATAATTGCCCATCGCCTCTTTTGCGATCTCGACCGCCAGATCGGAAAGCGGCTGATGTATCTCGCGGGCCGCCTTGACGCGCTCCTCGGGGATCACGACCAGCGGCAGCGCGCTGTTCAAGCCACCGCGCCCCAGTTCATCGCGGTGGATATGCAGCATCTCGACCGAGCGCAGCATGCTCACCAGCGCGAACTTGATGGCCAAGCGGATGCGGCGCTCGATGGTGATGTCGGGCCGGTCGAGCCCATGCCAGAGCACCCTGATCTCGTCGGGGCTCAGCTTGCGCGTGCGCGGCGGCTCCTTGTCGAGCGGCGGCAGATTCACGCAAGGGCTGGCGCTGACATAATCGCGGCCCGCTTCAGCCGCCCAGCTGAACAGCCCCGAGACCGCCTTGCGCATATGGCGGGCGCTGGAGATCGATCCCGCCTTGGTGGTCTTGCCCTTCTTGATGATCAGCGTGCCCGCGAGGATATCCGCCTGCAGCTGCGCGATGTCATGCTTGGTGACTTCGCTGGCGATCATCCTGCCGAGGCGCGGGCGGACGAAGCGCTCCAGATGGCTGGCCATGTTTTCCCAATCCTTTCGGCGCGGCCCCATCTTCAGCGTGATGCCATCCTTGTCGCGGCCCTTCGGCACCAGCTCGCTGACCCACGCGATCCGCATGTCGATCAGCGCATCAACGGTGATGCCTTGCTTGGCCTGCAGCTGCTCCGCTCGCCGAGCGGTCGCCGCGATATCCTCGCCGCAGCCGATCCTGCCCTTCAGCTTCATTGCTTCAGCGCGCCAATATCGAACGTCGCGCGCCTCGATGCCATCGCCGCCCTGCTGATAGATGCCGAGCCAATGGGTGAGCCGCTCGCCGCTCTGGCTCGTGTACTTCAGCGAGAAGGTCGGCGGCGCTGTCGGGCTCAGACTGACATACAGGCCCGAGCATTCGGCGTCGTAAATTTTCCGCCGCTGCTTGACCGGCTTGCGGCAGTCCGCGTTGGTGATGTTCTGCTTTGCTCTCTTTGACATGGTGATGATTTCCTATCGGGCCAGCTGGTTGTCGGGATGATCAGGGTGCGGCTCCAGATGCACATGATCGATGTCGAGGACGAGGTAGTGGCCATTGATGTGCAGACCCTCATACCAGCCGCGCGACTCCAGCTCTAAGCGCATGTCCTCCTCGCTGTGGCGCTGATACCAGCCGCCGCTCGCGTTGAAGTTCGCGATGAGCGTGCTCAGCATCATGATCGAAGGGCCTTCGTTGTCGCCGGTGTACAGCACGCGCATGTCGTTGGGCTGCGCCATGGTGAAGGCCAGCTCGCTGACCTTGCGCGCCTTCGGATGCACGAACAGATCGCCCTCCATCCTGATCAAGCCGCGCTTCAGCATCACCTCGAACTTCTTGTCATCGAGCTGCCAGTGCAGGATCGCGCCCTCGGCCTTCTCCAGCTGGGCGAGGCACGCGCCGATCTCTGCGCGTTCCTCCTCGATGGCTTCAAGGATCACCGCCCAATCATCGGTGCTGATCGGCTCGGTGATGGTGTCCTCGTTGTCGGAAGGCTCCAGCGTGAAGCGGCAGCCCTCGCTGATCTCGCGCTGCTCGGGATCGGCGAAGTCGATCCAGATGCGCAGCCCCAGCTCGGCGCTGGTGAAGTTGGGGCAGCTGTCATTGTGCCAAGAATTATCCTCGAAGCCTTGCGGGATCGCAGGCATGTCGGCGGCGGGGAAGTCGGGAAATTCCTGCTGATGATTTGCCATCGGCCTCAGCTCCTCTCGACCAGCGCCAGCGAATCGCCGCTGACCTCGATGATGATCTCCTGCGCGCCTGCAGCGATCTGGGCCTTGATTTCGGCGGCCCATGGCAGGCATTCGCCGAAGTCATCGCCGCCGACGAGCGCGCGGGCGGTGTCATACCAGCCCTTGTCGCTCCTCGGATCGCAGCCCTGCGCATAGGCAACGTATCGCTTGAAGAACTTTCCTTTGGGCTTGCCCTCCAGAGCATCGGCGGGGTGGCCGTTGCTCATCAGGTAGACGCCGTCGTCATGCACCAGCAGAACGGCCGGGGCCTCAGGCGGCGCGCTGACCGGCCCCTCATCGGTATAGTTGATGAGGCGCTCGGCTTGCTTCGGCGCGGCGAGCGAGTGATCCACTACGCGAAGCAGATCGGCGGCTTTAAAAATGAGTCTTGTCATGGGTGATGTTCCTTTTTCAGATGCTGAGCTGATTGCCGATGGAGCGCTGAATCAGTTCGCGCTCCAGCTCGGTGAGCTGCCGCTCTCGCTTCACCGGGGTGCATGCCCAGATCAGCGCGGCAACCCAGCCGAGGAAGGTCCAGCCGAGGAACAGGTTGGTGATGAAGATCGCCAGCAGCGCGTGGTGCTCGCGCCGCCAGCCGACATAGGTCGGCAGCAAGTAAAAGAAGCCGCCGATGGCCCAGAGGATCACCAGCCATGACATGCCGAAGAGCACGCCGTTCAGCAGGCCGATGGTTTCAACGATGGCCGCAAGCGCGAGGGTGCAGCCGATCAGGATGGGGAAAAATGCGCGTTTCATTTTGGTGATGTCCTTTTGATGAGTTTTGAAAGAGGGAAGAGTGGCCCTTGCGGGCCGCCCGGTTACTTCGGAGCCGAGGCAGAGAGAGTGCCGTCGGCGTTCTTCTTCAGCTTCATTCCCTTGCGGGCGCAGATCGCCTTGATGTTGATCGACGGCCACTCGGTGGCTTCGGCGATGTCCTTGCGGGTGACCGCCTTCTTGCCGGTGAGCATCGCAATCACGATCTCGACCTTCGAGCCGTCGCGCTTGGCTGCAGCCGTCTTTTTCGCGGCTGGCTTCGCCTTGGCCTTCTTGGCGGGAGCCTTCGCAGGCTTTGCAGCCTTCGCGGCCTTCGCTGGCTTGGCCTTGGCATCGCGCGCCTTGTCATCGGCCTTCGCCGCCTCGCTGCCCGCGTCGGCTGGCGTGCGGCCATACAGGGCCGGAACGAGAATCGCGCGGCCATCGGCGGTGATGGCGTACACCAGCGCCTTGCGGCCATTGTTGGCGGTGGCGTTCAGTTTCGCCGCCTCGATCCGCGCAGCATCGAGCGAGTCGAACTCGGTGGTCTGCGGCTTGTTGTCCTTCAGGATCGTCGCGGTGAACTTCTTGCAAGCGGGGATGAGCGCCAGATCGGCGATATCGGCGGGGTGGGTTTTCTTGATAGTCATTTGGCAGTTCCTTTTTTCAGAAGGCCTTCGCGGAATTGCGGGGCGTTCTGACCGCCTAACCCCGGCACCTTTCGGTTGCCGGGGCGGCTGGGGAATTTGCCGGGGATCAGCTTCCCTTTCTGATCTCCGCGAGGTGTTGGCGGATCGCCTTCAAAGTTGCCAGCATGCGTTGCAGCTCAGCGAGGCGGGCGCGGATGGTCTCGGCCTCGGTCATTTGAACACCGCGATGCCGCGCGAGTAGCAGCTGTCGAGATCGGTCCCGGCAGATACATCACCGGGCCGCAGGATGAAGAGCGCCGAGCCGCGAGGATCGCCCTGCACGTAAGAGGCGAAGCCGGGATAGGCTTTCATGATCTTCGCGAGCCGCTTCAGCACTGCAGTCTCCCGATCAGGAATCCGCGTGCGCCCGCGCTTGCCATTGCTGCCGGTATCGAAAGTCAGGTAAGGCACCTTGGTTTGCTCGTCGCGCTCGATGGCTTCACCGCGCTCGTTGCCGCACTCCAGCTCGTGCCAGCGATGCAGCGTCATCGAGATGCGCCGCAGCGCGCGTGCATCCACCTCACTGATCCCCGCGCTTATCAGCGTGGCGATGCAGTCAGCCTTGGTCTTCGGTCTCATAGTCGGTAGTCTTTCCGGGCCGCGCCCATTGCTTGCTTTTGGGTGCTGCCGCTGGGGTACGGGCTCTAGCCTCGTCGGCCTGTGGAAGGGTTCGAGGCTGGGGCCTGGCCCCAGTTGCAGCGGTTCGCGGTGGAGAGCTGCGGCCTTGATGAGAAAGGCTAATTCCAAAAAGGCCTATTTTTGAAGGGCTTTTTTCGCGCCAAAGCCATCCAAATATCTCCACCTACGCCCAAAATAGGGCCGTGTGGTCCTGACGCCCCGACGCTGGCGTCAAGTCGTGCGGAAGCATCCGCATGGCGACGGTGGCAAGAAAGCCCGGTCGCCGGGGAGAGCGCGAAGTAAGCCGTAAAACCATTGCGCAGGGAAGGCCGGATGTTCTCCGCTGAACCTGTATGCTCGTGTGCGTGTTCTCTGGGCACATTGCACGCGAGACCGCGGGTGCAGCGCGCACCCGGCTTTCCCTGCGCCCTCTGTGTTTCAAGATGGCCAACGATTGCAACAGCTCGGGCGCGTCGCGCCGCGAGAACGCGTACCTTAAGATTGGAGCGCCGTCATTGCGAGGAGCGAAGCGACGAAGCAATCCATTCTTTCTTTGCGCGGTAACATGGATTGCTTCGCTTCGCTCGCAATGACGGCCCCCGACCAATTAAACCGGCTTCCCCGCATAGGGCATCGACGCCGTGAGGCCGCCGTCGACCGGGATCGCCTGTCCGTTGACGTAGGACGCCTCGTCGCTGGCGAGGAACAATCCCATCGCCGCCAGTTCGTGCGGCTGGCCCGCGCGCTTCAGGGGATTGAGCTGGCCGATCTTGTCCTGGGTGCCGCGTTCCTTGGCGCGATCGAACACCGGTTTGGTCATGCCGGTTTCGATCAAGCCCGGGCACACCGCATTGATGCGAATGCCGGTGCCGGACAGCGAGTAGGCCGTGGTCTGCACCAGGCTGATGACGCCGGCCTTGCTGGCGCCGTAAGGGTGCCCGCTGGCGCCGGCCTTCAGCCCCGCGACGGACGCGGTGCAGATGATCGAGCCAAACCCCTGTTTGGTCATATGTGGGATCGAATGTTTGATCGCGAGGAACGGGCCGATCAAATTGATACGCAGCACTTCCTGCCAGTGCTCGACGGTTTGTTCGGGGATGGGCACCAGCCCGCCGCTGACGCCGGCATTGGCCCAGATCGCATCGAGCTTGCCGTATTTCGACACAGCTTTGTCGATGAAGGCCTTCACGTCGCTTTCCGAACCCGCATCCGCCATCACGGCTTCCACGGTACCGCCGGCATCGCTGACGAGCTTTGCGGTTTCCTTCACGCTCTCGCTGCGGTCGACCGCAATCAGTTTTGCGCCTTCCTTGGTGAACAACAGCGAAGCGGCGCGCCCGATGCCGCTTCCAGCGCCGGTGATGATGACGGATTTGCCTTCGAGGCGGCCCATGAGGTTCTCCCTTGTAACTTATGTGTGTCGGCGCTTGCCGCTTCACGGAATTTCAAACAAGATTTCAAACGCCCAAGCCACTTGCAACGACAAGTCACTTGAGACGATGTGTGCACTGACGTACAGCCATGGCGAACAGTATGGAAGGGTATTCGCGATGTCCAATCCAGCCAAACCAACCGTCGTCGCAACACGGTGGTGGTGGGTGCGCCATGCGCCGGTGCGCAACGACGGCGGCAACATCTACGGCCAGTCGGATATCGCCTGCGACACCAGCGATCGCGAGGTGTTCGAGGCGGTCGCGAAGATTCTGCCGCGTAGCGCGGTCTGGTATGCGAGCAACCTGATGCGCACGCACCAGACGGCGGAGGCGATCTGGGCGGCGGGATTTCCAAAACCATCGGCGATGCCGCACATTGCTGCCTTCGCCGAACAGCATCTCGGTGAATGGCAGGGAAAGAACCGCGCGGCCTTCATCGCCAGCCGGCCGGTCGGCAGCCACTGGTTCGCCGATATCGACGAGCCTGCACCGGGCGGCGAGAGTTTCATGGATCTCTATCATCGCACGCGCGGCGCGGTCGAGCGGATCAATGTCGAGCAGGCAGGCAAGGACATCATCGCCGTTGCCCATGGCGGCACGATCAAGGCCGCCGTCGGCCTGGCGCTGGGCGGTCAGCCTGAAAAGGGGCTCGCCTTTGACATCGACAATTGTTCGGTGACGCGGCTCGATCACTTCTCAAGCACTGGCCACAGCAACTGGCGGCTGCCCATGGTGAACCAGCAGCCTTGGATCGCGGATGCCAGGCACGCCGCGATGCATCAGCCGGCCGGTCCGGAAGTCGTGCCGGAGACCAAGCTGGCGTGAGGCGCAGTTGTCGAAGGCCGCGATCGCTGCGTAAGCTTAAGAGATGAAAATCAAAACCTGAAATTGGGAGAGAAACATGACCTTGTTCGATATGAAGGGAAAAGTCGCCGTCATCACCGGCTCGACGCGCGGCATCGGCCGCGCCATTGCCGAGCGCATGGCCGAGCACGGCGCCAAGGTCGTGATCTCCTCGCGCAAGCAGGATGTCTGCGATCAGGTGACCAAGGAGATCAACGACAAGTTCGGCAAGGGAACGGCGGTCGCGATTGCGGCGAACATTTCCAGCAAGGAAAACCTGCAGAACCTGGTCAACGAATCCAACCGCGCCTTCGGCAAGATCGACGTGCTGGTCTGCAACGCGGCATCCAATCCGTATTACGGGCCGCTCGGCGGCATTTCCGACGACCAGTTCCGCAAGATTCTCGACAACAATATCGTCGCCAACAACTGGCTCATCTCGATGGTGGTGCCGCAGATGATCGAGCGCAAGGACGGCTCGATCGTCATCGTCTCCTCGATCGGCGGCCTGAAGGGCTCGACCGTGCTCGGCGCCTACGCGATCTCGAAGGCGGCCGACATGCAGCTCGCGCGCAACCTCGCCTGCGAATACGGCGAGCACAATATCCGCGTGAACTGCATCGCGCCCGGCCTGATCAAGACTGATTTTGCCAAGGCGCTGTGGGACAATCCGGAAACCCTCAAAGCCTCCACCGCGCGCTCGCCGCTGCTGCGCATCGGCATCCCCGACGAGATCGCAGGGGCTGCGGTATTCATGGGATCGGCGGCCGGCGACTTCATGACCGGCCAGACCATCGTCATCGACGGCGGTGCGACGATCAGTTGAGGATTGGTTGGATGCGTGTCCCGGACGCGGTGCGGCGCGGCATCAGCGCGTTTACGCGCGTCTTCGACGCGCTATGGCTCCGCAGAGCCGGGACCCATTGCGCCCCGGCATAAAGCGCGGGCCCCGGCTCTGCGACGCACCACTTCGTGCTGCGTCGCGTCCGGGGCACGAGACCTCACTCCACCGCCGCGTAAACCAGATCGCGCAGCAGCGAGCGGGTATATTGCCGTTGACCCGGGCCCTGCATCATGAACACCGCGAACAGGTCCTCCTTCGGATCGATCCAGAAGAACGTGCCGGCCATGCCGCTCCAGAAGAATTGACCGAGCGAGCCCGGGAACGGCGCAATTCCGGCATGGGTGCGGACCGCAAAACCGAGCCCGAAGCCGTGGCCGGGCGGCATCAAGGGAGAGTCGACCTTGACCTCGGGGCCGAGATGATCCGACGCCATCAGCTCCAGCGTCTTGCGGCCGACGATCCTGGCGCCGTCGAGACTGCCGCCATTGAGCAGCATCTGGCTGAACCGCGCATAGTCCATCGTGGTGGAGACCAGTCCGCCGCCGCCGGATTCCATCACCGGCTTTTCCAGCATGTTGAAGAGCTGCACCTTGTCGCCGGTCCACGGATCGGTCGGGAACGGCTCGGCGAGACGGCCGGCATTGGCTTCGGCGGTGTGGAACGCGGTCTCCGCCATTTGCAGCGGTGCCAGGATGCGTTCGGCGAGGAACGCACTGAGCGACTTGCCGCTGACGACTTCGATGATGCGGCCGAGGATGTCGGTGGAGCGGCTGTAGTTCCACTCCGCGCCGGGCTGGCACATCAGGGGCAGGCTGGCCACGAGGCTCGCGTGTTCCGCGTTGGTGATCTTGCGGCTGCGCAGCCGCGACTCCTGATACAGCCGCTGCACCAGGCCGTTGCCGGTGTGATCGTAGGTGATGCCCGAAGTGTGCCGCAGCAGATCCTGAACCGTCATCTGCCGCTTCAGCGGGACGAGTTCGAGTTCGCCGTTGTGTTCGACGCCGACTTTCTGGTTGGCAAATTCCGGGATGAATTTTGCGACCGCGTCGCTGAGCAGGAAATGGCCGTCCTCGATCAGCATCATGATGCCGATCGAGACGATCGGCTTGGTCATCGAGAAGATGCGGAAGATGCTGTCCTTCGCCATCGGCGCTGCGGCCAAGGGGCTCTGCTTGCCGATGGCGTCGAACCAGCCGATCTGGCCGCGGCGCGCCACCAGCACGGTCGCGCCGGGCAGGGTGCCCTTGTCGACCTCGCGTTTGAACGCATCGGACAGTCGCTGCAGGCGAACGGGCGAGAGCCCGAGCTGCTCCGGCTTGGCGTGCGGCAGCGACGGGGTCTGCGGGACGGAAGTCTGCCTGGCGGCGGTTTGGGCGTTCATGGTCTCTCCCATTTGCTCTTGTTGATTGTGGTGAGGATGAAGTTTGGCTCAGAAGGTTCGAATTGAACAGGGCGATTTCTGTCGGCATACCGGCAACCCGGCCGGAATTTGCCATGGGGCGACGTTGCATTTCGCCGTGGATCAACTAAGGGTAGAGGCATAATTGATTGCTACTTTATTGCTGGGAAGCCTGGGGCGCGTTTTGGGGATGTTGTTGGGGCTGGCGCGCATCACCGCGCTTGGGGTTGCGCTCGCGCTCGCGGGTTGCGTGACCACCGAGAATTCGCTGTCGCAAAACGATATTGCCGGCATGAAACTGACCGGCGTCACCGTCAGCTTTGCGCCGGATGCGGGCATCCAGTGGGAGGATGGCATCCGCGCCTACGCCACTTCGAAAGCGATCATCGACGACCAGATTGCGACCGGGACGAACACGCCGGAAGGCAAAGCCTACGTCCAGAACATGCTGGCGCCGCGGATCAAGGTGGGCGTCGAGCGGGCGATGGCCGGCCAGCTGATCGGCACGCGGCCGGTGCGGCTCGACGTCGTCGTCAAAAGCTTTGTCATTGCGTCGGCGGTGCAACGGATTTTGATCGGAGGCGGCCGTGGCATGGTCGCGGATGCCAATCTGGTCGACGCGCGAACCGGTGCGCTGATCATCGCCTACCCGGACCTGCGAGCGATGCAGATGGTCGGAAATGGGATCGTCGGAACCGCTGTGCAGGCGGCGATCGACAGCGCTTCCGCGCAAAGTCCCGCCGACAAGCTGATCGATATCTATGGCGCCAACTATCGCCAATGGCTGCTGCACCTCGCCAGCTGACCGGCAAGTTTGCCGCTTCGCCCTTGCAATCGGGGTGTGGCTTATGCTTGAAACGGCGCGAACCGGCGGCGACGCATGGTTCCCTGCAGGAGTGTAGCTCAATTGGTAGAGCACCGGTCTCCAAAACCGGGGGTCGCAGGTTCGAGCCCTGCCACTCCTGCCAGCAAAATCAATGACTTACCGGATGTCCTTACGGAACAAAGCGAGAACGCTGGACCCAATTTGGACCCAAGCGTGATTTCAGGTAGTGTCTCAGTTTGAAATCTGAACTTTTATGCTTAGGGGTTGTGAAATTAATTGCACGGTCAGTGCATTGTCGGCTCGGGGTCGGCATCCGCTGGATTTCTGCCGTTGTCTCGGCAAATCCGATGGAGCGCCCAGACGCCACCGGTTGATAATCTCAATGCCTTCGATCCGGTCGAAGAGGACGAAGCCGACGCTGAGGCTGCCAGCACACCGCCGCCGCCCGCTTTCACGTTCGACCTTGCGCCCTATGCGTTCCCTGATCCGGCCTCGATCCCTCCGCGCGAATGGTTGTTTGGCAGGCACTACATCAGGGGCGCTGTAAGCGCGACCATCGGCGCGCCCGGGCGCCTCAAGAGCACCACCGTACTGACGGAAATAGTCGGCATGGCGGTTGGCCGCGACCTGATGACCGGTGACGAACTTCGTTCCGGGCCGTTGCGGGCCGCATACCTCAACGGCGAGGAAGTTCAAGACGAGCTCGACCGCCGCGTCGCCGCCATATGCCAGCACTTTGGGATCAAGCCCGATGATTGCGGCGGGCGGTTGTGGGTGCGCTCGACCCGTGACAAGCCGATCAGGGTTGCCGTCCGAGGCCCGCGGGGCGACGCGATGGTGCAGGGCGCCGTCGTCACCGCCCTCACGGACTGGTGCAATCAGCGCCAAATCGACGCTATCGGCATTGACCCCCTGATCAGTTTTCACGCGGTCCGCGAAGGCGACAACGGCGACATGGACCTGGTGTGCAAGGAGGCCTTCGGGGCCATTGCCGGCAAAACCCGAGCCGTCGACCTGGTGCACCACCCGCGCAAACTGGCGCCCGGCGAAAGCAATGCCACCGTCGACGACGCGCGCGGCGCCTCCGCCGTGCTCGCCGCCGTTCGCTTGGCCAGGGTCTTCAATTTCATGAACACCGCCGAGGCCTCACAGCTCGGCATTGCCGAAGACGACCGCCGGCTCCACGTCAGGATTGAGAACGGCAAGAACAATCCGGGGCCGATTGGCAAGGCTCATTGGGTATGCATAGAAGTTGAAAACTTAGCCAATGGCGATCAGGTCGCGTGCTCCAGTTCGTGGACACCGCCAAACCCCTTCGATGGGGTGTCTGTAGACGACCTCAAACTGGTGCAAAAACTGGTGCAAACTGGAGCATTCAGGGCCGACAGCCGATCGCCAGATTGGCTCGGATGGTGGATGGCCGAAAACCTCCCCATGCTCAACATCAAGACCCGCTATCGCGACCAGCCGCGCAACAAAGCCGAGGTAGCACGGCTCAACTCGATCCTCAAAATATGGCTGAAAAACAATGCCTTGGAAATTGAAACCCGACACGACGATAAGCGCCGGCAACGAGATTTCTTTGTCGCCGGCCGGGCTGCCGAAACGCCCCACACCACCCGACCAGCCGATGACGATGATGACCAAATCAACCTGTTATGAGCGGAGAAAACAACTGGAGCGAAAGTGGAGCACAACTGGAGCACCAATTCGCTTTAAAGTCCGGTGTTTTGCTCCAGTGCTCCAGTTGCTCCACTCCCCTATAGGGGGAGTAACTGGAGTGGAGCAACGGACCGCCGCCGGAAAACACTGGAAACCGCGACCGCACGAAAACCAACGCGACAGAAAAATTGCGAGCCGCGATCAAGCCGCGATCGAGCCAATTTGCGCACAACCGCCACACGGTGTGGCAGTTGCCCATATCGCTGGCGCCGCGCGGTGCGAGATCATGCGCGCCGAAAATGAAGCGCCTTGCCGCTATTCCGCTTGCGGCATTGTGAAACTTAGGAGTTTTGCAACAAAAGGCTGGACAAGCAAAATCAGTGTGTTACGGTTTGCAAAACTTACTTGTGAAATAGTGGAGCATGCAAATGGCAATACTTGGCTACGCGAGAGTTTCCACCCAAGATCAGCACCTCACCGGCCAACTGGAAGCCCTCCAGGCTGCCGGCGCCACCACGATCTACCGCGAGAAGATCAGCGGCGCCCGGGCTGATCGGCCGCAGTTGGCGAAGTTGATGGCCTCGCTCAAGGCGGGTGACGTGGTGACGGTCACCAAGCTTGACCGGCTCGGCCGCTCGACGCGGGAACTGCTCGATCTGATCGAGCGGATCAGCAAGGCCGGCGCGGCATTCCGCTCGCTCGGCGATCCGTTGTGGGACACGTCCAGCTCGCAGGGTCGGTTACTCTCGACGTTGCTGGCGGCTATTGCCGAGTTTGAGCGCGATCTGATCCGCGAGCGCACCGGAGATGGCCGGAAGCGCGCCATGGCGAAGGGCGTGAAGTTCGGGCGCAAGCCGAAGTTGTCAGACTTCCAGCGCCAAGAGGCAATCAGGCGCCGCGCCGCTGGCGAGACCTTGGGCGAGATCGCCAAGAGCTATGCCGTCGACGTCAGCATGATCTCGCGGCTGGGCGGTGCATCATGACCCCGACCAAGCTCGCGCGCAGCGGAGTTGAATGCTTGCTTATCCCTTTGACCTAGATCAACGCCGCGCTCCTGTTCTGGCGCCGGCCTATTCCGTATGACGGATATTGATGCAGCCTGGTTTAAAGCTCTGGCAGAGCGCTACCTCGACGAAGCCGCGGCATGCGATCAGATGGCGCGAGCAACCGACCTGAGCAAAGTGGAATGGCTGCGGCTTGCCGCGGAATGGACAAGGCTGGCGACCGAGGCCGACGCCAGGTCACGGCCCAATTAACGCGCGCAGCCTTGGCCTGCAATGACGGTCATCCGTGGCCGCGATCTTCTCCACTGTGCGGCCGGACACGCCCAGCGCGGTCGTGCGATTGCATTTACAGAGCACAGGGCATCCCGACGGCGAAGGGGCAACGGCCAATGGTCGGCGGTGCAGGTTGCGCGGGTGCTGGAGCGCATTTAAGCTTCTTTGGGGGCACATAGGCCATGGCTGCAGATGGGGGCAAATTTGGAAATCGTCGGGGGCTTCTTTTTAGCCGGACTGTTGTTGTGGTGGATCATCAAGTCCGACATGAAGCAGATGGCATTTCAAGAGAGGATGCGGGCGGAGAATGCCAAGCGCGACGCTCGAGCTAAGCAAGATCGCAATGAAGCCCTTGCCATTCACAGGAGCGGCCGGGCTTATGCAGTTCGTCGGGATAGGCACCTACAGTGGCTGCGAGATCAGTGCGCGAAGGCGCAGGATTCTCGTGCGCTTATACCAGTCGCAACGGTAGCCAATCTGTTTGGTTGGGAGGGCATCCGAAACTTCGATGGTGAGGTTGAATACCGCGAATACTACGGAATGGTCTGCGCCGGTAATGAGGTTTATGCCTCCTCCAATGAGGAGAAACCGTTTCCAGAGCAGTCGACTGGCGCCTTTCGAGCGTCGGATTTAGTCTCATGGATCGAAACGACGCGTGCCGCCTGCGACGTTGGAAACGAGGATTGGCTTGGCAAGAATTGGAACAGCGTCGATTGGGATGCCGAGCGGAGCTACGATGAATGGCTCATTAAACAATGATGGCGCGGCAGCCACGCGCGCTGCTGAAAGCTGAAACGTCGCGCGCTCATTGACAGAGTTTCTGTTTCTGTCGGAAATCGCTTGCAACGGCCTTCGCAGCCTCGCCGGTGCGTTTCGCGCCGTGTCGGGTATCTCACAGCGTCCAACCCGTTTTATCGCATGGGCGCGCCCGACTGCCACGGCGCGCAAACGAATAGAAGCGAAAGTAGGCGAAGCACCGCTCGGCATCACACGGCATCGCCGATTTTATTTTCCGAAATTAGTTTCCGAAATTAAATTCGCTCGCGCGCAAAATCTTTGTCGCCCCGATCACGGGCCGAGGCCTTGCGGAATTGCACGACTCACACGATCTTTGAAGGAAATCAGAATCAAATTGTGGAAATCAGAATTCAATTTTCATTCGTTCTGACGGGGTCCTGGCGGCCACCAGACGAATTCTCCACAGCATCGCGCTTGAAGGGGTCCTGGCGGCCACCGAGCGTTTAAACCGCACCTGATGGGGTCCTGACGGCCACCGGGTTATCCACGAAACCGGCATTTAGCTGGCGGAGACCCCGTGACCTCGACCACGCAATCATCTCAACCTGTGCAAAATGGCGGCGCCCGCCCTGGTGCTGGCCGCCCGGCTGGTTCCCGGTCGGTTCGCGTGGTCATGCGCGAGAAACTGATCGCGGCTTACGTTGATGCCCTCGGCGGCAGTGCTCGCGTGGGCCCGATCGTGATGCAGGACATCGAGCGCGCCGTCGACTTGGTCCTGCTCGCCCGGGAGATGCGCACCAGTGTGCGCCAAGGCTCTGCGAAGGTGTCCGATTTGACGCGGCTCGAGGGCGCGGCCGATCGGGCGGTGCGGCGCCTCAACCTTCCGGCACCTGGCAGTGCCGCGCCGGTTTTGGACCTGCACGACCATGTAGCCAGGCGCGCGGCCGAGCGCGCCAATCCGCCAACGGAGGGTGACTGAAGATGGCCGCGGCTCACTCCAAAGCTAGACGAGCCGATCAAGAACAAAGGCCGCCTATGGTCGAAGCCGCCGCGGTCCTTTCGATCATCGATGTTTGCCAAGATCCCGACCTGTTCGGGCCCTGGTTCAAAGGGCAGAGCTGGGCGGCCTGGTTCGTCTTCCTTCGCGTCATGTTTGGGTTGCCTCTCGACGAGGCTGGGCTGCAATTGTTTCAGGCGTGCACCGGTCGCAGCGCGCCGTCGCCTTCGGGTTATCTCGAGGCGTCGCTGATCATCGGCAGGCGCGGCGGCAAGAGTCTAATTCTGGCTCTGATCGCAACTTATTTGGCCTGTTTTTTCGATTGGAGACCGTTTCTCACCGGCGGCGAGCGTGGCACGATCATGGTGATTGCGGCCGATCGGCGCCAGGCGACGGTCATCTTCAGATATCTGCGGGAGATGCTCGGCATCCCGCTGCTCGCGGGAATGATCCAGCGTGAGACAGCCGACACGCTCGAGTTAAACAACGGCGTCACCATCGAGATTCAGACGGCGAGTTTCCGGACGATCAGAGGACGCACCGTTGTCGCCGCGCTGGCCGATGAGTTGGCTTTTTGGATGAGTGACGACTCGGCAAATCCCGACGTCGAGATCCTCGGCGCGATCAAGCCGGCGATGGCGACCATTCCGAAGGCGCTGATGTTGAAGGCGAGCAGCCCTTACGCCAGAAGGGGCGCGTTGTGGGCCGATTACCGGAAGCACTACGCCAAAGACGAAAGCACGACGCTGGTATGGGTGGCCAGCACGAGGCGTATGAATCCATGCGTGCCTCAGAGTTTCATTGACGCGGCCTATGAGGACGATCCTGCGAGTGCAGCGGCGGAATACGACGCGCAATTTCGAACCGACGTTGAAGGCTACGTCACCCGCGAGGCCATCGAGGCGGTGACGAGTGTGGGCGTGTTCGAACGGCCCTTTATCACAGGGCAGAAATATTTCGCGTTTTGCGATCCGAGCGGCGGTGCAGCGGATTCAATGACGCTCGCGATCGGGCATTTGGAGCGCGGGAAGATCGAATCGGACAAGACGGCGGCTGTCGACGCGATCCGCGAGCGGCGCGCGCCGTTTTCGCCGGAAAACGTGGTCGACGAGTTTGTCCAGTTGCTCCAGATTTACAAAATCACAGCCGTGACCGGCGATAGATATGGCAGCAATTGGGTTTCGGAGCGTTTTCGCATACATGGCGTTAGGTACGAGCCCGCCGAGAAACCGAAGAGCGATCTCTACAAGGACGTGCTGCCGGCAATCAATTCGGGGCAGGTGGATTTTCTCGATCACCCGCGCATGACGGCGCAATTTTGCTCGCTGGAGCGGCGCACGGCGCGCGGCGGCAGAGATTCGATCGATCACCCGCCGCACGGAAGAGACGATATTGCAAACGCAGTTGCGGGCCTTTGCTGCCTGATCCGCGCCGACAGCAACGCTACGAAAACCCGCTTTATCCACCTCGATTACATGGGGAGATGAAAAATGAAAACCGTTTCCGAAATGTCTGAGACCGAAAAAGCCGCGAAGCTCGCCGACGGGCTGAAGGTCGCAGCGCAAAGGGCCCGCCTGGTCGATCTCGATTGGCTGAAGCTCATCGATACGAGCAAGGTCACGCTGGAGGAAGGCCCGTATGGCGTAACCGTGAAGGGCGCGGACGAGGTGATGGCCTCGCTCAAGATGGAAAAGCCGTTTCTGTTCGGCAAGCATGCTCGTGATATGTCCGAAGCCGAAATGGCCGCATGGTGGAAAGATCACGCGCGGAAATTCCCTGACGGCGGACCACCGCGCGCGCCGATGCCGACGGATCGTCATATGCGCGATATGTCGGAAAACGAGCGCCAGGAATGGTTGCGCGAATATAGTCGGAGGATCGGATGATCGAAACGCAGCAGCAGCAGCAATACAGCCTTCACCTGACCGGCCATTTTTACTGGTACGACCACACCAAGTCGGGCCTGTCTTACGAGTTTGAAGAAGGCGCTGTCGTCACCGACGCTAACGCCATCGCGCGGCTGGAAGAATTCGGCGCGCCGGTCGAGCGGATCTTCCTTAACCCCCAACATTAGGAGCGCACAGCAAGTGGATTCGTCATATCAAAACAATCTCACGGCAACCGCTGGCGGCCTCCAGCTCGGCGCGACGCCGATCACCCGCACCTATTCTCGGTTCACTACCGTTGTCACCGCTGGCGACAGCGCGGTGCTGCCTCCCGCGGGCCCTGGCCTGGAATACATCGTAAAGAACGCCCATGCGACCAACTCCATGAACATTTTCCCAGCCGCGGTAACTCAAGGAGGTTTTCGCGGCGACGGGCCGAATATCCCCGCCGGCGACTCGATCAACGCGCTCGCGGCCAACGCCGCATTCGCGCTTGCGGCCGGCAAGGCCGTGCGGTTCTTCTGCGTGGCTAACAACGGCATTTGGGACACGCTCCCGACCATTCCGTGATGAGCGGTGATCCCGAAAGGAAAGACCCAATGAAAACCCAAACCCCCGAAGATACCGTCGCCGCAGCCGAGGCAGCCGTGGCCGACTGGCGCGCCGAGCTTGCTCAGATCGATGCATCGATCGCGGCCGCAAAAGACACCATCAGGATCGCCAAGCAACAGCGCGAGCAAAATACCTTCTTGGCGTCGACAGCCGACGCGCGTGCGATGGGCATAGTCGAGAAAGCGAAAGAACAGCAGCACGAGGCCGAGCAGCGCCTGGCGGATCTTGTCAATCAGCGCTGGCCTGCGGCATGGCGGTCGCTTCAAGCGGCAGAGCAGGCGGAGGCGAATGCGAAGCGCGCGGCCGCAAGACCGCACATCGAGGCGGTGAAGCGCGAGGTCATAGCGGCGGATGTGCGGATAGATAAGAGGAACGCCGAAAACGCAGCGGATGTTGAACTTCGCAAGCGACTTATGCTCGAGCTGCAGTCGTATGATACGGGCGACAGTGGCATGGTGAGCCGGCTCGAAGCTTCCGTGGGTTTGCAGCGGATCGCCAACGCGATGCCGCTAAGCCTGCGAGCGTTGCCTGCGCCGACAGCAAAACACGTCATCCCGCTCGCCGAGTCGGACGGGCAATATTTGAATCTGCCGCCGGAGCCCGAGAAGGAGAAGGCGGCATGATGATGCGAGAATCCCGGCCGCTGACCGCAGTCTCGTTTTTCTGGATGGCGAGAATGCGCCCGCGGTCGGGTAGTCGCGGCGGCCGGTTACTCCTGCTAGCCGCCGCGACGTTTTCCAAATGAGGGAATATATGGGCGAGCACCAATATCGAGCACGCCGCGAGCGCCAAATTGGCGAGGAAATCGCCACGGAGCTGGCCAAGGCGTCGGGGTTGGCAATGCTGCCGCCGGAAGCGTCGACGGAAAACCAAACCGTCGTTGAAGAGATATTCACTCGTGTATTCGATCAGTATCAGATCAATGAAGCCGAAGGCGACCGCATTCTAGAGCATACGTGGAAGGCGCTCGCGCGATTGAAATTCGCCGAACGCAATCGCCAGCTCGACGCCGCGACGCGGCAAGAGAAAACATATGTTGACGAAGGATCTCATCCACTGGTCGAAGGAACCGCTGCGGGAAATCCACAGCGTTCGCCAGACGATGCTGCATCGTAAGCCGGCGGGGCTCTGGTTCGCGATCGGCGACGGGCCGGACGGCTGGCGCGCATGGTGTCAGGCGTACAGGTGCACGCGAGCGAGCTTCAACTTCCTGACCGAGATCATTCTAAAACCAAGCGCCCGGATGCTCATCCTCTCGGATGCTGCTGGAATCGACGACATCACCGCCAAATACGGCAGCGACGGATCGCGTCTCATCGACTGGCCGGCGATCGCCAGACGCTTCCAGGGCATAATCATCGCTCCATGGGTCTTCGAGCGTAGCTATACGCGCCGCGCTGGATGGTATGAGACATGGGATTGTGACTGTGGTTGTGTCTGGGATGCCGATGCAGTTGCGCGGCTGCGATGTTCGCGCAATCTTCTTCTAGCTGATGAGGCGACGTGATGCGTGAATTCAATCTTTCATCCTTCGCGGCCTTCTGCTCGATCGGCGGTGAGCTGATGCACGACATCGAGATCGCGAAGAAAACCGCGATCCATGTCATGGCGCAGATGATCGCGGCCGAAGCAAAGCGCGTGCTCGGTACGTATGACTACAAATGGACGCAGCTTGCCGCCGCGACGCAGGCCGATCGCATGCAGGCAGGCTTCCCGGCCAACGAGCCGCTATTGCGCACCGGCGAATTGCGCGACTCGATTGGGTACAAGGTGATCTCGGATCATGAAGCCGAGGTCGGATCGAACCTCGAAATCGCGGTCTACCAAGAACTAGGGACGGTCCACATTCCGCCGCGCTCATTCCTCGCTGCCGCAGCTGCGCACAAGGGCGAAGATGCCGCGAAGGTCGCCGGCAAGATCATCGCCGACGCGATCAGAGAGGCGAACCATATCCTCCACATCGAGACCGAGATCTGGCGGATTGCGATCGATGCCGCGAAGGAGCTCGGCCACACCATTCGCGAAGCCAAGGAAAACGTCGATCCAGACAAGGTGCGATGACGCCCGGAGCGTACCCGATGATGACGGCAAGCAAACAACGGCGATGATCGATCAGGCCGAATTCGTGCAGAGATGCGTCGCCGCAGCTAACGAACTCGCGCTGCTCTATGTCGGCGAACCAGAGGAGAAGATGTTGGCGGCGCTGCATCAGGCTCGAGCCAATCTCGAGGCGAAGCTTGCCGAGCTGTTCGGCCCCGACGTCGCCGCCATGATGGCGGAGGCGTTCGTCGCGGCTGTCATCGGTCGCAAGCGCGAGATCGAGGCCGCCGGCGATACGACGCCGGTGCTGAACTAAATGGGGGACGCGTTGTGGGCTCGCTCAAAACTACGTTGGTTGAGAGACAGGGCGGCGTTGCTCTATGCGGTGGACGTTGGTGGCTTCATGCAGGCAGTCATTGTCGGCTGCGTTATGTTTTTCGGTGGACTCAAACCATATGAGGCAGTTGCCGGATATATCCCCCTCGATCCAGACCCTAAAACCGAACTCGGTTCTGTGGATCGTGGGGCTAAAAACATCCTGATATTCCGCCCATCCCCAAATCACCAAAGCCGTGTCACTATCGCCAACCAGGTGGATGTCGCAGACGGGGATAAGCGGTGGGTTCACGCTTTGGCTCGGTCCGATAAGACCGTGGAAGCTCTGCGCATTCGGCTCATCGTGGAAATCGAACGTTTCAAGCGGCTGCTTGCTCAGATCCAGAACATCATGGCTGACTTTGGCGATGAATCGCCGCGTTCTGGTGCTTCCGAAATTTTTCCACGCGATTTTAATCTTCCGCTGCATGTTGTGAGTGCCGGGAACATTGAGGCTCGGCAAATCGATCAAATCCAAAAATACATAGGCCCTCAATTGCCGTTGGGCGGTGTCCTTCATCACATCAATAGTTTGACCGAGTCTGCGAGCTTGAACGATAAAAGCTATGAGTTGGAGCACGGCGATAAACGCAAGAACTACGGTAACGCCGAACATGTACCAATCGGTTGGCGGCTTTTCGTCGTTTGTTTTGCTTGGCTGTGCGGCCTCAGTGCGATCTTGTGGGGGAGTAAGTACCCGAACAACCAAAGGAGAATTGTCAGTGCCGCGCTGATCGGTGGGGGGCTGCTTTTGAATGTCTTTGGACTGGGCTTGTGGCTCGTTACGCTTGGGGACCTCCTTTGATTGTCCCCAAGAATCCGACGCGAATGCCGCCACTAGGGTTAGCGCAATCAATAGGCTGCGAAGAAGCTTCATGCGCCCTCGATCGCCATTTGAAAATGTGCTCAATAAAGCGGCCATTATAGCGGCCCGCTCCGACGGGCGAAAGTGCTTCTGATAAATCATTTCAGTCGCCATCGCGCGCTGTGCGGCGCTCATGGGGGCTGACGGCAGCTTTAGCGTTTAGATGAGCAATCCAGTGGTTTGTGGCTGTGCCTGGCGCACATTCATGCCCTGCTTGCCCGCAAGCCGGTTGCCCTGACAGCTGGCCAGCAACAACAGTGCGAGAGCCAAGATTGCCAAGATGCGCATTGGCTGATCTCCCGAGACCAGAGTGCATCAGAGCGCAACTATTGGGCCGGAGCAATAGAAACATGAGGCGCGCGTCAGGGGCGAGGCCGTGGATGCATTCCGCGCTGGCGGGGTCGCCGCTACGGCGCGGGCCTATATTCACAGTTTGCACCATTCCGAGAGCCGCGCGATCACGGTTTGTCTTTCCTCTGGGGCCGCCCTGGGATTTTGAGGTCTTTCGTTTGAAAAGGATGCACGTAAAGCGCAGCGATCAGGGCTTCAGTAATGTCTAACAGCGCGTTGAGGTCACGCTGGCTAGGTCTATAATTCCGATGTATCGCGGCATGGCCAAATTCTAGAAGGTGGTTCTTAAACGTGTCTTCGCTTGCTTTGGCGACGTGACCGGCAGCGAGGAACCTTTTCACATTTTCGCCGATAGACCCGGAATCGCCAACCTTCTCGATCATTATGTGCTCAAGCAACGCTCGGATACCCATCGCAGCAAGCCTGCGTGAATCATTGTGAAGCGCAGAGTAAATTTCTCTCAAGAGCGCTATGATCGGATTGTCCCAATCAAAAAGGAACGGACCGTCGGAAATCCAGGAGGGCTCTCGGCGGGAGACTGCTGGCGGATAGTAAACGATTTCGATGTTTGGCCTGCCTTGTTCGTCGGTGTCGTGGTCGTTCCATCTATCGTGTCGCAGGTGGATTTTCTCGCAACCACGGCATCGTATCAGTTGGTAGGTGTCTCCCCCAACATATCCGGAGTCATCATCCTCCCAGCGCGTTTCGACCTTCTTAATGACCTCATGGTTGCGGGACGGGCCACAAGAATTGCAGTTCGCCTTTATGTCGGTGCCGTCGCTCAT